TATTTCGGAATAATCTTTACGTTCGAACAACAGCTTTCCTATACGGTAATAAGTGTCCTTGATATTATCTCGTAGCTCTTGAGATTCATCATCTTTAATTTCTATATCCACCCTCCACCCCGCTTTCTGGCTTGCTGAGTGCGGCTTTGTCATGCTTTCTCAACTGGTCGCTGAGCCTCCTATTGGCGTGTCTAAGGTCTTGCACCTCCTCCCGCAGCCTAGCGTTCTCGGACTGGAGGGCTTGATAATTATTACAAGCCTCAACAATAAAATCAGCATCTTCTTCAAGCATAGGCCATGCTTTTGTACCAACCGCCATAACAGGTGTTTCGTCCGAGAAGCAGGCGGCAACCACAATAGGGTTGTCGTTCTCGTCATAATCTTTGCGCCACGGCAAATAATGCTCAGGGGCTTCGTCTTTCAGCTTTTCTTCTTCGGGGGTCATGTTATTTGCTCCTTAATAATAGCAATTTTTGCCAGCATCACATCGAGGTCATCGTGTTCAGTTATCCAATCAAGTAATGTATGAATCTCACTAACCAAAAGGTATGAGCCGGTAGGTCGTTCCAACATTTCACAATCCCCCACGGTGTATCTAGTAATATGTATTTGCTCGCTATCTTTCACATCACTCTCCTTTATCAGCCTCGCGGCGGGTTTTTTCATTCCAATATTTCCTTTATCTTCTTGATTAAATCATCCACACCCATTTTCAAAGTAAACTTGAAATTTTGCAGGCTTCACTCTTTGAAAATCCTTACCCCACGAAAAAAGGATTCGCTCGTTGTTGCCTTCATAAAATACACCTTCGCAATTAGAGAGAGTTTTTATTTTTAACTTTTTTAAGGGAGAATTACATAATTCACCTATAGAGAAGAAAACCCCGTCAAGCTCCGGCGGGAGTGTGATTATAAAATGCCCTTTTACATTCGCTTCCCTCACCAAAAGGGGTTGAGGGTTATGTTTAAACGAATCCATCATAAAACCCCTTTGATCTTTTCAATCAATTCAGCGTTCAAAAGCGGGTCGCGTTCCAACACTTCCAAGGCTTTCCATAGTAAATTTTGCATTGCATAGGATTTGCCCTTTCGGGTGTAGATATGCCCCGCCCCGCCATCATCGCCAATATTCCAAATGGCGATATCCATGCCGGAAAGTGGGCTTGTTCGCCGCCTTCCGGTGTCGTGAATATGCCCGCCAGTGTGAAGTTCGGCAACCCGTGGGTGCGCTTGGTGGTAAGTTATGCCAAGTTCCAGGCTTATTTCATAGGTGGTAAGCCCGCCGCCTGATTCCTTGATTGCTTCAATGATTCGGGGCTTTAATGCTTTGGCCTTGGAAGAAACCGCTTCCGCCGCCTTCTTACTGGTATCAATCCCTTGATAACCTGGTTCGTTTGGATAGTTCATAAAGTGTTTCCCTGTTTTTACATTTTACATAAAGTATATAATCACTCAAGAATCCGCGAGGCCGGAACAGTTTTCGCTTCGGGCTGCTGTTGTTGTGAAGTTGAAATTTTGGCATAAACATCAATTGAATCATCGCTATATTCCCCGTTATATGTTCTCACATGAAATATTGCATCTTTATCAATTTTCAGGTGCTTTTTCCCAAGAAGATATGAAATTATTGCTTCTTCAACTTCCGAAGCATCAAGGCAAATTGTTCTTGTTATTATCATCGGGTTCTTCCTTATTTAGTGGGTTACTCTAACGCTCTTTGATTCAATTTCAGCGCAATCAATAGCATATTGCTCGGTCGCCTTGAAAACTTTAGGCCAATTTTCCAGGGCAACACAATCGGAAATTGCCCTTCCCATAAGCATAATTACAACCGTTAAAATATCGCGGTTATTCATATTTTTGATTTTTAACTGTTTAGCAAAATGGGCTGCTATAAAGGAAAAGGAATCAATAATTTGTGAATTTTCTTCTTCAATCATAAGTAAAACTTTCCCGAATGATGTTGATAATTGCGCCTGGTGTTTTGCCCCCCTGGTTCAAGGCTGCGATAATTCCAGAAATAGCAATTCCTTTTGCCGTTAAACAATAACCTTCACCATTTGCAAGCGGGATAAGAAGCCCGCGATCAACTAAGGCTTCAGCAACCTTAAATCCACCAAGCCTTTTTTCCAACACCGAAACAGAGGCCGCATAGTTATCGGTTTGCAACTGAAGTAATAAATCATATTGTGCATAGGTAAGGTGAAGGGCTTTCATGTAATCCTCTTTTTACTCACCCCTTCTATATGCAATTCTGCATATAGTCAACTATATATTTTAGCCCTCGGAAACCTGATATTCTTTTTCATTATATAAAAGGGTGCAGCGGCAATTAATCACTTCTGCCGCTGGTGCTGTTGGATCACCAGGCCGATCCATCCTTGCGCCGCCAATTGTGAATTTATCGTTCATTTCCCTTTGCTGTCCATCGGCTGCGGCATGGGAAGGCCGAACCCTTGAATCTTCAACTGAAGCCCATTCCTTGATTAAGCTTAATTCGGTTGCCTTGGCGGTTTGAACACTGGCAAACATACTGGCATTGTGAACTTCGGTTATAGCAATGGTTTTTGCCCTGCGGCTGGAAAATTCACCGGAAAGCCCGCGAATATCTTTTGAAATTTCTGGAATGGATAAACCTTGCTGAAGGCCATTGTCCAATATCCTGTTTATATCATCAAGGGTGGTATCTGATATGCTTGAAGCCCGCTTTAAGCCCTCTTGCAATATCCAACTTGAAGCCAAGTTGATGAAAAAGTTGTCTGAATTTCCCGAAAGGCTGCTTTTTGTTTCGTAGTTTGGAACGGCTGTTTTGATTTGCCGTATAATCAAGCGGCCATAAGCGGGAATTGCTTTGGCATATATTCCCCCCAAAATATAATAAACATCGCTCCGGTGGCCTTCCAGTGCCTTTCTTATGCCACTTGCACCATTACCCTTTTCATATTCCCGCGCTGCTGATTTGTAAGTTGCGGAAAGTTGCCGCCGGATCGTTGGTTGTAATCTGGCCTCATAGGCCATTGTTAAAGCAAGGTGAAGGCCAACAAATCTAGTTTTTGAGTTTGTCATAAAAAGGAACTTCGCCAATGTTGGTGGTGGATTTGCAATCGGTTTGATATTGCCTTTCCATTTCCCGATCATGAAACACTTTATCAACCCGCTTTATAACAATGAAATCATTCTCATAAACCACTTCGGTTTTTTCTTCATAAGTTAAAAACCTTCCAAGCAGAACTTCCCGAACCGCAATCCCCTGTTCATCCATTACAAACCCCGAAAACTCAACCAAACGCGGGATTCCCTGCGGATCAATGCTAACAGTTTGTTCAACCTTAAAATTTCCATCATTAAAAACTTCTTCGGTTATTTGAATATAGTTTTGGTTGCGAACTGTTATTATGTAATCATCGCAAGTAATATGCTTTTCATTTGTAACCTTGAAAAGTGGGGTGTTTTTTAAAAACTCCCTTTGCCCTTCAGTTAAAGGCCGCGATCCATCTTCCCGCATTTATTCCCCCTGTTCTAATTTCTGCAACTTTTCAAAAGCTAATTCGGGGAAGGATTTTATAAAGTGTTTTTTGGTCGCCTGGGTGTCGGCGGTTGCCAGTTCATCAATCATATCAGCGGGCATTTTGTTCGGGTCTATATAAAGCCGATCACCGCCTTCAATGTTATCATAACCAGTTAATTCCCGCTTTTCATCGGGGGTTAAAAAGTCTGCTTTCTGAAGCATCGAAAACAGTTTTTCCCTGATTGGAATTAGTGCATCAATATCGTTCTTATCAAAATCAATATAAATTTCCTCCCCAAAAGAATCAGCAAGCCAGTTTGTTAATTCTTCGGTAAGCATCGAAAGGATCGGGATCACTGTTGATTGCCAGAAGGCAAGTTTGGCTTCAGCGTAGTTTGAATAAGTTTGTGCATCCGGCAACCCTATCAATTGCGGCGGAACACCAAAGGCAAGGCATATATCCCGCGCCGAACTGTTCTTTGAATTTATATAATCCATATCCTTTGGATTGATCTGCATTTCTTCAAACTTCAGGCCGGATTCAAGCAAAAGCGGCCTTCCCGCATTATCCGCGCCGGAAAATTGGGTTTCAATCTGCTCTTGCAATCTGGCAAACTGTGAATCTGAAAGTTCCCCAGGCATGGAAAAAGCCCCGCTTGGCCTTGCCCCGCGATTAACAAGCCGCTGATTCCACTTCAAAATCAAACCGAAAGAATCTACCGAATAGGCTGCTGGTTCAAACTTGGAAAGCCCTTGATAAAGCTTTAAGGGGTTAAAGTTTTTCAGGTGAAGCATATCCGATTTCCCTGTTAATTGGTCAACCGGAACAGTTATGGATTCCCCTTGGCGTTTTGTTACAACATAGGCGGAAGGGTATCCTTGATCCCCTGGTATGATTTCCACAAAATCCGGCCTGATCCACCAAAGTTGTGTTGGTGGCTGCTTCTTGGCAAGAATCCCAAACTCTCCCTGTAATGGGTAGCGAATCAAAAAGGCATTACCGGAAATAAGCTTGTAGGAAATTAAATCTCTGAAGAATGTTCCCCCACCCATTGAAGGATTTGGGCGGCGCAAAAGCTTGTTTAAGGGGTGCGATGGATCAAGCCTTTTTAACTCCCCGCCTTCATTAGAAAACGCAACCAACGGAACAGATGAAACCGCTGAAGCAATATAATCAATGCAAGCATGGGCAACCGCGTTTTTCTGATAACCTTCTTCAGCAAAGGTTTTATAATCCCGCGCCATGCAATATTCATTGCTATAATAGCCGCCATAAAGGAAGCCAGCGGGGTGCTGTTTAGCTTCCTTCCTTTTCTTGAAGAATGAAAACATTTTATAACCTTCTGATCCTGGGGGTTGGTGTTGCTGTGTTTCCATGAATATAATCAAGGTATTGCGATAAAGCATCAACCTGATCATCATTTGAAGAATTTGGGAAAGTTCCAATTTCTATTTCAAATTCAGGCAACCAGGGGGCAAACTCTGGAAGTAACACAAGGCCGGATTCAACCTTTGCCGAATGACGATTTGCCCGAACCACTTTATCCCCCTTTGGTTCAATGGGGATTATTGCTTTTCGGCTTTCCCTTTTTAAATCCTGAATCAATGCCTGCCCGCTTGCTTTATCTTCAATTAATATCACATCGGCGTTAAATCTTTCAGCTAAATTTGAAACCGTTCTTTTTAACTCTGGATATTCAACCCTTCCCCTGAAAACATGGATTAAATAACTTTTATTTCCAACTTCCTTGAAAGTTAAGCAAACACTTGGATCATGGGAAGCTTCCGTTTTAATGCCAGTATCCCAGGTTTGAACAATTCTTTCATGGTTTTCAGGTTCAACACCAAAGCGGGGAAACCAGTTAATCTTAAATACACCGCCGCCCTTTGGTGCTGGTTCTTGCTGATATTGCCCCGCGAAAGCATAAGAACCCATATTTTCCATCGCGGCTTGAATTTCCTCTATACTTTCCCTGGCTGGATGAAGTAATTCATCCTTCTTTCGGGTGTATGAGAACCCGCCGAAACTGTAAGTTTTATCTACAACTTCAATTGCTGGAATCTTTAACTGTTCCCACCCGCCTTTTCGGATCAAATAGCCCGCCAGGTCGTCCATGTGAAGGCGGTGCATAATAAGCAACATAACCCCTTTTTTCTTGTTGTTTAAACGGGTGTATGCGGTTTGCTCGAACCATTGAAGGTGTCGTTGGCGTTCCTTTTCTGAATAGGCTTGTTTCGGGTTTAATGGATCATCAATAATCAAATAATCGCAACCCTCACCTGTAAGCGTTCCACCAACCGAAACCCCGATTCTATGCCCGCCATCGGTGGTGTTGAACTTTCGCTTGGTGTTCTGATCCTTGGAAAGCTGAACATGGGGGAATTGCCGTTTGTACCAATCAGATTCAATAACTGCCCTGGTTGCAATATGGTGGGTTATTGCTAGTTCTTGGGAATATGAAGCTACAATGATTTTATTAGCAGGATTTTCCTTCAACAACCAAGCTGGAAGGGCAACCGAACAAAGCATGGATTTCATATACCTTGGCGGCATATTGATTATCATGCGGTTTATATCGCCAGCAGCAACCGCCCGCATATATTCACAAAGCAAAAAGAAATGCCAATTCGGAAGGAAGGTTGTTCCACCATCTAGGGTTTTAAATACCATATAAGCAAAAGCCTGGAATGAATGTTTCGCTAGGATTTCAATCGGTGAAATATTCAATTTAATGTGCTTCCTGGCATGATAGATATTATCGGAACGGATATTTATATTATTACCGATTCCCGTCACTTCTTGCCCCCTTGAATAACTTTAAGCTGGCCTATGATTTCGGGGTTATATCGGGCAACTTCCTTTAATCCTTCAGAAACAATCTGCTGTTCTTCAACTGCTAATTTATCTCCAGTGGTGGTATCAACCGAATAATCCGAAGCATTATAAACCAGGCTGAATCCCCTGTGCTTGGCGTAAATCTGCATCATGAACACCAGAAATTGCATTTCCCGAATTGCGAGGGGTTTTAATAATTCAAACCCGTCAACGGTTCTTTGCTCTGGTGGCAAACTCATTATTTCATTGGCAAGTTCAGCCTTTAATTCAACCGTCCTCATCACCTTGTCGCAAACCACCATCAACCTATCGGCGCGGGTTTCAATCACGGATTCAATAACTTCCGCCATTTCTTCCTTGTAATAACTGTAAAGGTAATTTTTGTATTGCCGAACAGTAAGCCCACAAGCTTCAGCGGCAACGGTGATTAAGCCCTTCGCCGCAATATAAGCCGTTTTGATAACATTAAGGGGAAGTAAAATATCCCCGCGCCCGCGCCCTGCTAATTGTTTTTCCTGGTTATCTTGCTTTTTGTTTTTTGGCTTTGGCTTCTTGCTTTTGCTCTTTTTCCCCGCCATCTTTATAACCTGTTAGAAGCCTAATCGCGGCCTCGGTTTTTTTCTTTATTGGCATTGTTCCATTGTAATAGCCATTAACTGTGCGCCATTGCATCTCCGCTTGCTTTGCAAAAGAGTATCGGGTTAATTTGGCGGAATCCAAGGCTTCTTGAAATTGTTTATGATCCATAATGGTTAATTATATACAAAAGTGCATATATGTAAAATGATATATTGACTATATGTAAAAATGCATATAGAAAGAACGGGCATTTAATCGCAAAACAGGGAAACAAAATATGAGTTCGGATTTAGATAAAACAACAATCTGCAACGGTCTAGCGGCAAGCCTGATTGTTGTTCCGGTAATGGTGTTTTTTTCGGTGGTGGCCTTTGGCTGCTTCCAGAAATGGGAGGCCATAAATAGAAAAGCTGAAGCCGAACAGAAGGCCGCTGAAATGGAATATCAGTATCAAAAGGGGCTTGAGGAATTCATGCTCTATAAGGATCGTGAAATTTACAAGTTAATCGAAAGGAACTAAACTAATGACAACCGCCGCATTATCCGCAACCATCGGGCATAACAACCCGCCAAGCGATGCAGAAACCCTGAAGGAATCCCTGCAAGAAAAGCATGGAAAACTTCTTTCCCGCGCCAATGAACTTTTTACGGCTGCTGATCGAATCCCTGAAGTTTTTGCTTCCGATGAAGAAGCACAAAAGGCGGGTGATTTTATCAAGCAAATAACCGCCTGTTCTAAATCGCTTGAAGCTGAAAGGGTTTCGGAAAAAGAACCATATTTAACACTTGGAAGGGTGGTTGATGGGTTCTTCAAGAATTACACCGATATTTTGTTAAAAGCCAAAAACAAAGCATCCAGGCCGCTTGATGCCTATGTTAAGCAAAAGGCTGAAGAAGAACGCAAACAACGCCAAGAAGAAGCTGAGCGGTTGCGGAAACAGGCTGAAGAACAGGCAACCGCCGCCGCTGCCCTATCAACTGCGAAGATGGATGATCTGGCTGATAAGGCATTAAACCAAGCTGTTATAACCGAACAACAGGCCAACAAGGTTGAAGCTTCGATTGCCGCCAAACCTGCTGAACTTGCTTCTGTTAGGGGTGAAATGGGAAGCTTGGCAAGCTTGCGAACCAGGTGGGTTGGTGAGGTGATTGATCGGGAATCCCTGGATATTGAAAAGCTTCGCCATCATATCCCGCTTGATGCACTTCAGAAGGCTTTAAATTCTTTTATCACAGCTGGTGGAAGGGAATTGAAAGGTGCGAAGATATATGAAAAAACTGAAACGGTGGTTAGATAGAAAGGAACTAAGCAATGCAAAAATATGTAATGTTTCCAAATTTATCAAAACTTGATGATATGGTCTTTTATTTTGAAAACAGAAAAAGGTTATTGCAAAGCAGTGAGGCCGAAAAATTAGACGGCTATATTGAAGAATTAAAATTAGCGATGATTTTTCTGCATTTCTTGAGCGATGAAGAAAAAACCAGAATCAACACAATGCTTTTAACTGAAAAGCCTCATTGGTAATAAAGGGAATATTCCCTTATTTTCCCCTGACAATAAATTGCCAAATAAATAAACAAATAAACAAGGATTGATTATTTTATGCACTCAATAGAACTGGAAAAGCACCAACAAGGAACTGAAGAATGGAAGATTGCCCGAAGGAAGGGAATTGGTGGTTCGGATGCCGCCGCTGCTATCGGGCTTTCAAAGTATAAATCACCCTTTGCACTCTGGCAGGAAAAACGCGGTGAAGCACTTGAAGTTGATGTTAATTGGTTTATGCGGCGCGGAACTGCCCTTGAACCTGCTATTCGCCAACATTATGCGGATACATTCGGCGCGGTGGTTATGATGCCTGAAGCAATCTTGCGCCATCCGGTTTATGATTGGATGATTGCCAACCTGGATGGTTTCACTCAAGATGGTGAACGGTTGTTTGAAGCCAAAACTTCCACCAACGGGCATGGGTGGGGGATGCCTGGAACAGATGAAATCCCCCAGGAATATCTTATTCAGGTTCAACATTCCCTTGCGGTAACTGGCTTGCCGATTGCTGATATTGGCGTTTCCATCGGCGGGAAAGAACCTATTTATTACCTGGTTGAAGCCAACCAAGAACTTCAGCAAGCCATAATCGAAAAGGAATCAGCCTTTTGGCAAAAGGTTGTCGATGGAACACCGCCTGAACCCGAAACCATTGAAGATATTGTTGCCTTACACAAAAAGCCCCTTCCTGGTGGTGTAACCGCAACCGATGAAATCAATGAACTGATTGCCGCCCTTGCTAATACCAAAGCCCAAATAAAGCACTTTGAAGGTGAGAAGGAAATAATCGAAAAACAGGTTAAGCTATTCATGGGTGGCTATGAACTTCTAACCAACGGTTCTGGTGAAGCTCTGGCAACTTGGAAGTTCACAAAAGAAGTGGAAAAATTCGATAAAAAGGGTTTCCAAGCTCTTTATCCTGAAATATATTCGCAATTCGTAACTTCAGGCGATCCGCAACGGCGGTTTCTTCTGAAGTAACTTTTAACAATCAATAGGGAAACAAAACAATGAATGAAGAATTTTATCCGCCATCTGAAGTGGCTGCTAAACCCAAAACAAACGCCATAACCGCCGCCGCATCTGTTGAATCGGATCGGGCGGTTGCTGAAGTGAAGGCTTCAATGATCCTGGCGAAGCAATTCCCGCGCCGCGATACCGATGATATTTTAAAAGATGTTATAAAGGAATGTGGTCGCCTTTCTTTTGCTGAAAGTGCGCTTTACACATACCCAAGGGGAACAACCAGGGTTTCAGGCGCAAGCGTCCGATTGGCGGAATCCATTGCTATGAAGTGGGGCAACATAAAATCAGGCTGGCGCGAGTTAAGCCGAACCACAATAAACGGTGTTCAGGTATGCGAACTTGAAGCCTATGTTTGGGATATTGAAACCAATTACCGTAAGGATATGCACTGGCAAATAAAGCTGATTCGCAACACTCGCAATGGCTCTTATCCGCTTACTGATGAACGCGATATTTACGAAATGTGCGCCAACTCCGCCGCCAGAAGGGAGCGTTCCCTTGTGCTGAAAGCCTTCCCTTCTTATATAGTGGAAGATGCCGAAAACGCTTGCAGGGAAACAATAAGGAAAAGTATTACACCCGAAACCATCCCGAATATGGTCAAGGCTTTTGAGCGTTCCTTTGGGGTATCGCAAACCCAAATTCTTGCTTATTGTAACTGTAAATCCATCAATGATATTGAACCCTTCCAAGTTGTAAATCTTCGCGGGATTCATCAAAGCATCAAGGATGGAATGGGGAAGCCGGATCAATGGTTTAAAGGGTGGACAGCTAAGCAATCAGCAACAGGCGATGAAGAAACGCCAGCGCAAAACAATAGTGCCGCGCTTAATGATAAGTTGAAGGGCAAAAAGAAAGCGGAAGAAACACCTGCCGCGCCGCCGCATGATCCTGAAACTGGCGAAGTGAAAGAACAAACCCCTTTTGCTGATCCTGCACCAACAGCCGAACCGGAAGCCGCTGATCCTTATTATTCAATGAAGCCGGAAGATATGCCAGTTGTTAGTATCGGGGATATGGAAAAGAAGGGTGAAGAACTTGTTCGGCGGCTGAAAGCTGGCGCGGATAAAGAATTGCTCTGGCAATCCTTCCAAGCCGAAAAGATGATTGATACTCTCGTTAAATTCAACAAGGGCGGGTTGGTAACTCGCATTATGGAGGCGTAATTATGCAAAAACATACAGCTATCATTCTTCTGATTTCCCTGCTTTCGGGTTGCGCCAAATCAACTACTGAGATCCCAGCGCAATATATCTCACCAATGCAATATGAAGGGCGGAACTGCCGCCAACTTCAATCTGAATTACAGGTGGTTTCCCAGCGTGTTGCTGATTTAGGCGGGCAGGTAGATAAAACCGCAAGCGATGATAATGCACAAATGGCGGTTGGCCTTATCTTGTTTTGGCCAGCTTTATTTTTCCTTGATGGAAGCACCCCGCAGGGCAATGAATACGCAAGGCTAAAGGGTGAATTTGATGCACTTGAAAAAGCGGCTATTCAAAAAGGTTGTGGCTTTAATATCGAAAGGCTGCAACCTGTCACCGCGAAAGAATCTGTGACTGAAGAATATCCGCAGATTAAGAAATAACAGTTTGGTTGCGTCAAAATAACAATAAATGGTTTATCCACAATTAACCCGCTTCGGCGGGTTTTCTTTTGCCATTATCTGCATTTTTGCATATATAAAGAACCCATAAAACAGGGAAAACAATCTTGAGGGTATCCAAGAAACAGGCCATTAAATTTGGCTTCATACCGCCGGAAAACAGGCGTAGTAAATCCAAATATGGAAATATAAGAACCTATGTGGATGATTACTGTTTTGATTCAAAAGCAGAAGCACATTATTACCAACATACATTGAAGCCGCGCCTTATGGCGGGTGAAATCGTTGATCTTGTTGTTCATCCGCGCTTTGGCCTGGAAGTGAACGGGCGGAAAATCTGCACCGTGGTTTTCGATTTCCAATATTATGACAAGGCTTTGAAAGAAGTTGTCCTTGATGATGTTAAGGGTGCGGATAATGAGAAATCAAAAAGAAAGCGTCAACATTTCGAGGCGCAATACAACAGGAAGGTGAATATTATAAAATTATCAAAGGGGAAGTACTATGTTTGAAGAAATCACAAAACTGGCATTGGTTGCACTACTCCCGATCTTCGGGGTTCTGAACTTTGAACGCGGGGCGGGTGATGGAATCCCGCGCTGGTTATTTGGGGTTGGAATATTTATATCGGTGTTTGTTATATACCTGTTCGCAAGCCTGAAGTTCAGCGGGGATATTCTAGCGGCTCTTGCCAGCTTCAAGGCGGGGCTTATTTCATCTGCAAAATATGCAGCTTCACTTGCTGTTTTTGGTTTCTGGTGGAGCGTTTGGGGGTGGGGTCGTTACTTCACGGCGGGGCATGGTGATATTCGGGTTTGGAACTACGAAAAGGAAGATCCCGTTGTTGATTTCATAGTTGATAGGATATTTGGCAGGAACTTAACAACCCAAAAGGAAGCGCAATGGGCGGGAACTGTTGCGATGAACCTGCGGGCTTGGTCGTTTTATCCTGGCTTTATTCTGGTTGCTTATTTCTCACAAAGCATACTTCCGGCAATCATCGGGCTTGGAATGTTTGCCCAAGGGCTGTTTTATCACCTTGGGTGGCGAATTTGGGGGCTTTCCTTTGTACACTCCACCGAAAAGGTGTTTGGCGTTTATTTGGGCTTCCTTGTGGCTTTAACCGGGTGGGTGATTTTATGAGGTTGCCATTTATTCAATGCGATGATGGAAGTGAAGGAAGGGTTTATTTTATAGCTCCCGAATCAATCAGCTTTATTTCGTCTAAGCCTTTAAAGCACAAGCAGTGCTATCAGGTTTCATTTTTTCAGGGTGATAAGCCAATAGGCTGCAAAACCCTTCCGAATGTTCACAATGAACCGGAACTTAGGGATTGGATAGATTTTTATATTAGAGGGGTGGGTCGAAATGATAAGGCATGATAAAGAATCAACCAGGGTTCTTCCTTTTCAACATCATATTAGCGAAAAGGAATTTGAAGGCAATATTGATCGGGCGGCGCGAGGGCATGATTTCCCGCCGAATATGAAAGGTTACTCTTATTGCTTTTGTGTGTTCATGTGGTTCTTCAGCAAGATCAGAAGCTTTAATGAAAGGCTTGAACGGCTGGAATCAATAGCCATGAAGGATGATGATTGAAATGGAAGTGGTTTCAAACAAGCTTTGTTTGGTGGAAAAGGTTTATAATCCCTGGCGGTTGAAGGTCAAAGATATTGCTACAAAAAAGCATTATACCGTTCATCTTCGGGAAGGTTATCAACTTGATTCAAGCCTGGTTGGGGATTCAATTTACTTTTGCGGGGTCGTTAAACATTTAACCATTACCAATGCAACTTGTTATTCCCGCGATCACTTAGGTTGCATTGATTTTATCAAAACGAAAGGAAAGGCAATATGACAACAACACCAACAAGAAGGGAGTACCCTTTAACGGATGAGCAATATCATAAATTTACGGCAATTATGCTTTACAGGGATTCTGTCGGGCAAGCGTTAGTTGTTTAATTTAACGCGGGGGCAAGTTGCTAATGCGGTTTCATAAGCCGCCCGATCTTGGTTCAATTCCAAGCCCCGCAACCAAGGCGAGGATAGTTTAAAGGTAGAACGCTTTGCTTGATTCCACCTCAAGTGAAGAAATACGGGTTCGAATCCCGCGCCTCGCTCCAAATATAATTACTATATAAAAACTTAAAATTATACTTAACGAAAGGAAACTAAATATGGAAACCGAAAATGAAACCGCTGAAACCCTGATTAATCTTGGCGCGGCCTTAACCGAACTTTCTGAAGTGAATGGTGTGAAGGTCGCAGTTGTTCCTGCGGGGTATAACCTGCAAACCCTGGAAAACCTTTCCAAGTATGCAGAAAACCCGATTCGGAAAGAAGGGATAACCGAATTATTCCAGCTTGAAGATTTTATTGAATTTGTGAAGAAACATCAAACACCGGAAACCCTTATTCTGGTTGATGATACGGCTTTAAATGGAACGATTAAAATGAAGGCGATCTTCAACTTTCACGGCGATAAACCAGGCCATAAAGATTATGGGGCGGGCTTCAGGCTTTCAGCTTCAGAAGAATTTGAAGGTTGGCTTGGCATTGCCAGGGGAAAGAATATAACCCAGGAAGAACTTGTTGAATTTCTGGAAGATAACATTCACACAATCGCCGAACCTTCAGGGGCAGTTTTGAAGGAAATTTGCGCCAACCTTACAGCAAGAAGGGAGCAAAAAATTTCCAACTCTTTCAGTTCACAAAATGGCGATATAACTGTTGTTTTCTCTGAACAAAGCGATATTAAAGCCCCGAAAGATGTTAAGATTCCTTCGGTGTTCACCTTGGGGATTTCACCATATCCGCGTTCGGTGGCATATAAGGTTGATTTGAGATTAAGAACCAGGATTGTTGCGGGTGTTCTGAACTTCAATATCAAGTGGAATCGCCTTGATAAGCTTCGCCAGCTTATTTCAGATGATTCAATAAATGCCCTTCGGAAAAGCCTTCCTGATATTCAGGTTCTTCGCGGAAGCTTTGAATTGGTTAGAAGGGATTAATGCAACAAGGGGGGGTGATTCCCCCCTTTACTTTATGGGGTGATATGAAGAATTGGCAGTTATTTATTTTGATTGGAAATATCTGGTTGATTGCTTCAACCTTTATGGTTTCAGGTGATCGTTTTATTGCCGCATTGGTTGGCATGATGTTTATGGGAGTTGCCCTTGTCGTTTCAAAAGAACAACCCAAGAAGCAAGCTCAAGAACCCCCCGTTAAATCGGTGGTGGTTTAAAAAAAGACCCCGCCGAACATTTCCAGCGGGGTAAATTTCCTTGAGAGGTTTTGCGCGTTCTACTGCAAAACAGATTGATGATAACACGAATCTTTTAATCTGGAATCATAAAATCTTTCATTTTTTGAGTTTAAGATATTCTTCCCATTTCTCAGGATAACAGTTTTTTAAAATATCTTCCTGCTGTTTTCTCCAACGGTTGTGAACACCGTTTAGTTCCTTGGCTTTGCCTGAACGAATATAAGCGGCCTCATCCTTGGTTGGCTTAACAACTGGCGGGCAATAGGAAACCGGAAGTGGATTATTCTGGCATCCGGTCAAAATCATCAGCAAGGGCGGAATCAGTAAGATCGGGCTTTGAATATATTTCTGCGGCTGCTTTGTTTTTTTTGGCTGCATTTTCATTTGCTTCATTGTGTAGTTTAAGGCTTTCTTTTTCCGCCGCCGATTTTTCGCGCCGCCAGATATAAGTTAGCAACGCGAAAATGGCGGAGCAAATAAGCCCAAGTTTTATGAAAAACTCATTAAGCATTTTTCGGGGCTTCCCCTGGTTTCTGCTTTACCTTGCCAAACACCAAAACGGAAAGCTCAATAACTTTATATATCTTTGCGTAAATTGGTTTTCCCTTGGTGTCAGGTGTATTACTTAGGCCAAGAAAGACTTTTGCGAATAACATATAAACAAGATAGGCGATTGCATAAAGCCCTTCTTTGAACGCTGTCAGGAAAAGGGTTGCACAAGTATCAATTACAGCGGGGTCGTATCCCACTGCGAATTTTGAAAGTATTTCTTCAAACATAGAAGCCCCCGAATTATGGTTTTTAAAAAGGTTTGAACCATAATAACAACTTTAAGGTTAATTGCCTAATTTTCAGTTTCTACCAGGTGCGCGGGCGGCCTGTATCTGCATGAATAAAGGTTTTGTAATGAAGCCCAAAACCAGTGAAGCCAGCTTTCAAAAGTATTTGGTGAAGTTCAGCTTTATTGAAACCAGCAAGGTTTATATCAAACGCCTGGCCTTTCATGTGCATTGATTCAGAAGCCCCGCCAACCCTGGCATTATAAACCGCATCCCGATAAGCCGAATTGATTATAAGCGGCTTCTTCGCCAGTGTTCGGGCAAGCTGCAAGCAATCCATGGAATGAAAGTGAATTATAATAGAACCATCCCCCTTGCTGGCGATTTCCTTCGGGGTGAAATTAGGCCACATCCAAAGAGTCTTTGGAACTTCCGAATAATGATTGAAATAGGTTTTTTCCATTATCTAGCCCTTGCGTTGGTTCTGCCGGAATTATCATCAAGTTTTTGTTCTATACGCCCAAGGGCTATCTGTTGGCTTTGCTGGCTTACCTGAATATTCTGAAAGCCGCTTTCAACCTTTTGTTCCAGCCTTGCCATCCTCTCAGGTAGCGAAGCATCTTTGATTTCTTCCACCTGGGTTTTTAGCTGGTTGGTATCTGCATAAACCGTAACGGCGAAGGTTACACCTGAAACAATAGCGGTTGCGAACAAACCCATTGCAAGGTTGGCAAGCGGTTGTTTTATTACCATTGCTTTTTCGTGTGACATATAATCCCCCGTTTATTTATATGGTTCTAAGGCCATCTTAGCGTTTTCAAAGCTAAGTTCCATGTAGTTGATTTCAACTCCCGCCGCCGCGTATTTCTCAGGATCAAGTTCAATCTGGCGGGGGTGTTCGGGTGCAGTATCACCAAGCACTTCACTGGTGTAATTGCCATCTTCATTATATTGCAAAAAGGCTTTCATATTAGACAAACTCCATAACATTAGTTTGAGCAAAAAGGTTGCTGGTGGTTACACCGCGATCAGTTAGAAGATTTGCACCATCATAATAGATTGCTGGAACTGCCCCCCGAATTGAAGGGGAAGCAGTTAAACCACTTGAACTATCCGCACTCCTAACCCCTGTGAAAATCACCGCTGTTTTTGCTGCTGTCATATTGGTTGGCAGGGTGTCGCTTGTCGATGAAGCACCAAGAAGCGGAACGGTTATCACCTGACAGGTTTTTATATAATCAGCCTTAAAGAACACTATTGAAACAACGGTTGTTCCGCTGGTTGATGATCCTGCGGGGTCGCGGGTGAAAAAATTCTTGTAGGTGTTATTTGTGCTGAATTCGTGGCTTGGGGTATAGAAGCAATCCGCAAGGGTTGAGCCGCCCGTTTTAAATCCGCAATAAGCAAGAAGCGGAACGCCCCCGATTGGATAAGTGGAAATAGCTGTTCCTATTGCTTTTGTTACCGTCAACAGTGCACTTGCTGCACTCATTGTGGCGGAAACTTTGGCGGTCTGGTGGATGTAAAGGCTGTTAAATTCTGCAACTTGATAACCAACAATAATATCATTGGAATCGTTTGTTGTTCGGGTTGCGGTTAATTCTGTAGCTGTCGTTAGGTTCACCGTTGCAAGAACCGCATCGGCTCTTTCGGTGCTGGCGTTTGCGCTTCTGAATCCAAGGCAATTAAAGAAAGCTACATCTTCGGAAACACTGGTTATAGTTGCGGTGTTGCTGGTTGAACCACTGGCGATGGTTATTGTTCCGCGCTGAACTGAAGTTAATACACCTGGGATAAATTCAATAACAACAAAGCGGGCGGTGCAGGTGTTCGCACCAGTTCCGGTTCTGGTTGCCGTTACCGTGGTTGCATTGGTTAGGGCAATATCTGCAATAAGGTTATTATTGGTTGTGGCTGCTGTGTTATATGCACCATTCCAGAATATCAGGCTATTTGCTGTTGTAACTGAAGTGATCGTTGCGGTGTTTGAAGCTGCGCCGCTTCCAATAGCAATGTTTCCATATTGTATGCTTTTGATTATAGATTGCCGCCCGCCCTGCCTAAGTGTGTTGATAGGGCTTAACATGTGGTTGAATCCAATATTGTGCTGTTGCAACATTATGCTACGGTTTCCCACCTTTGAAATTTACCAGTGATCTTTATTTTATTGGTAGTACCTGCAAACGCTTTCACGGTATCGCCGCCCGCAACCGGAACATGATCTGCAATTAAAACTTTATTAGGCGCAACTGGAAAGGTTGTTTCGCCATTTGCATCATTCGCTTTTGGAATAAGAATCGGCGTTTCATCGCCTGTACTTTCATCGCCAAAAAGAAGATAAAGCGGTATATCGTTTGAAGTGTCGATATTCTCCGCCCAAAGGGTTATATAATCCACTTCGCCAGCCGTGTTTGTAGCTGTGTGCAGGGTGTCTGCACCTGCAAAGTTAGTACCCGCAACCTTAAAGGCTTTGCCATCTGTAGAGCCGCTTAAAGTGCCGCCAAGTTTAAATCTATTTGCTGTAACTGAGGCCATTTTTTACACTCCTAAAATGCTTCTAAAGTGAAGTTCTAAAGTTTTCATTGAAATCTTTTTGTTTGCTCCCGCGCTGGCATCGTAAATAACAAGCATATCATTTGAAGCAATCAAGCCAGTAAGTTCGGTTAAGCCTGAAATGTTCACGGTTTGATCTGGCGGGCTTGAATATTGAACCGTCCAACTTGCTATTGTTCCGCTTCCGCTGGTAACAGTCACGTTCACCGTCAAAACCTTTGTTCCGCTATTCCATGCGGTAACTTGGCCTAAAGCGTAATTGGTTGGTGTTCCTGCATCCGTTAGCGTTACCCATTGCCCGATCTGGTAGGATTTGGCGGTTGCAAGTGTCCAGCTTTTACTTCCTGTTCCTATGGTGTTTGAACTTGTGGAAGTGTTTGTTAAATCTATGCCAGCGGCAATAGTTGCATTGATTGCATCAATATCGGTGGCATGGGAATTAATCGCGGTTGCCGTTGCTCCAACCATATCATTGTAAGCATTTGTTCCCGTTCCCCATTCGGTTGCGCCGCGAACTTGCTGATATGTTGCCGCTGTTATCGTTGCTGCTGTCATAACTGTTGGCGAAGCTCCCTGACGTTGATCGTTATCCCGTAACTATTAACTTCGGTATTCTGGCGAAGCTGGCGTTTTATAAGCCCTTGTGAGGCGTTTGTAATAAGGCCATACATCGCATACCGATATTGATAAGTTACCGAATCCGAAAAATATAATACTATGATTGGCCTCGAACCGCCAATTATTCTTGAAAGGTCATCCATTAAGATTAACGCCTCGGATTTACTTAGGAACTCAAAAATGTAGCTGGCAACCCTATATTTCGGCCTTTTGCAAACCCATAAATCAGAACTTTCGGTTTCATATTGAATCGAAGGATCAACCCAGGAAGGTAACTCCGAAGGAATTGAAACATCATATTCGGTTTCCTTCAGTAAGCCGCAAGCCCAATATCCGGCCTGAATATAACCATCGGCATTGCTGGCATCGGCAAAATCAAGGCGGATATAATCGGCATTATATGAAGCCGGAAGCTTAATAACCGTGTAGCGGGGATACCCGTTCAATGTTGAAAGAACCGGAACACCATCAAAGCCGCCTTCATCAAAACCACCTTCATCAAAACCGGAAACCGCTTCCCAGGCATAATGCGTTGTATCATAAGAGTTGGTCACAAAGGTTGGATCATTGCCAATCCGAACCCTTATTGTTGCTGCGGTGGTTAGATTATGCCCCCACAAAGCAATGAAATTTATGCCGCCCGTGGTGGCAAGTGCCGCGCTGATATACTGACTTGTAAGGCCAGTTGTACGCCAAACCTTTGAAAGTTTATAATGCTTCAGGTTTTCTTTTGTGATTGCCTGGCTTGAAGCCGTTAGGGTGGCATCTTCAATATAATTCTGAAACAGGAATTTTACTTTATCTGCCATTATGCGAAAGCCTTCACCTTAATTAAGCCAGTTATTCCATCTTCTTCAGTTTGAACAACAACCATATCTTTACCCGATGCAAGCCCAAGTGATTCGTGGGTTATGTTTATGGTGTCGTTAATTTCTGTTGAAAAGGGTAACACAAAAGTTTCAAAAGAGAAAATGGAACGGCGCGTTCCATAAAGGGTTTTAATCCTATCCCTTTCAGTATCAGCCGCCGAATCGTCATAAATTGAACTGTTTATTTCAAGTTCGATTGCCGCCTTGTGCTTGGTTTGAACCGCTGAATCACTGGTTTGGGTGGTTAAATATGGCTTTGCAAAAAGGGCTTGCATATCTGCTGGAACACTGGTTGCAAGGCTTGAAGGGTCTTGGGGTGTCCAGTTCTTCCGGTAGTTATAAATAACCCGATAAACAGGCGCGGCAAACTGCTGGCGATCAACAGAATCCTTCCTTATATCATCCTGAATCAAATCAAGGCTTGATGTTCCAGGGGCTTCAAAACGTCCAACTACCAATTCACCGGAACGGTTTGTTCCATAATATGCACCAACCGAATCGGCCAGAAAATCCAGGCAATCAAGAATATTCGGGTTATTTATTCCCGTGTAATATCCAACTTCTGAACTGTTGGCGGTATTCAAGGCGGTAATACTTGCGCTGTTTACCTGGCCTGAAGTGAATCCGCCATAAGTCTGAACAATATAATTCATCAAATCGGCTGCTTTACCGCTATATGAACTGCCAAGGGTTGAACCTTTAACATCGCAAGTAACAAGGCCATCGGGCTTTGCAAGAAGGGTGAACCGCCCGTTTGCTAAATCTTCCGTCCATTCTTCAATTCTATAAACGCTGGTTGCATCGGGGGTAGTTCCCCAATTGCTTGAAACGGTGGCAACGCGGGTTGCCGCTGTGAATCCTGAAATGGTTCTGGTTTGCCCGCTTCCTGTTCCCGCTGTTATATGGATCTGGCAGTTGGTGTAATATCCATTTCCCAGGGTGTTCGGGTCGATGGTGTCATAACCTGAAGTTGATGTTGCATTAAGGGTAATTGAACCCGCTGCCCCTGCGGTTGCTGTTCCGGTAGTGATAAGAGGAACACCCTTATCCCGAACTTCGGAAATTTCTTCAATCGCTCCATTGTGAACCTGAAAAAGAAAGGTTGAACTATTTACCAGAACCGCCGCAATATTCCAAAGCCGCCCAAAGGCCAAAGGGTAGGGCTTTCCCTCTAAATCCGCGCCGCCATTGTTTCCACCTGCGCCAGTGTAGAAGGTCGATTGAATTAGCTTATCAAGTTTAAACTGGCGATCTTTGAAGGTGAAAAACAGGTTATCCCTACTCCAATTTAAATCCTCAAAAACCCCTTTAAATATTTGTGTTTTGGTTGTCCAGGTGTCGGTATCTTCCAGAAGGTAAGCGGTGAATTCGCGGCCATCCCAAGTGTAAACATCCGAATCAATCCAATCATCAAGTTCGCCAGCCGTATTTTCCCGATCCTTGGGGTTCACCAGCTTCAATATTCCAGATGAAGGAAAAGAACGCCCCCCGATTTTTGTTCCATTTGTAATGGATCGGGTAATTGTGAAAAGCCCCGCCGGATCAACATAATCTTGGAAATCCTGATTCGCGGGGGTGTCTGCGGGTTCGGTTATAAAAGCCCGTGTTCCAAAATATTTATGGGTTGTTCCGGCTGCATCAACATCAAAAGGTTCAGCATCAAAAAGAATAAATCTTTCCCGCCTTGGATCGTCTGAAATTGTCATTAACCAACCCTTCTATAAAGTTGATTTTGATTCACCTGCTTCTGAAGTGCTTCAATCCTGGTATTGGTTGCACGAACTGCTGAAGATAAATCGTTTATTGCACCAATAACCCCCGAATCATTACTTGCCCTTGAACCATAAGCCATCATTGCAGCGGTTTCATTTGCTCCCATAATCCGCCCGCTGCGATCTGGAACAAAACCTTCCTGCCCGCTTTCACCTACAATGTAAGGGAATCCAGGGGCAACCAGGCCGCCGCTTGCCTTAAACTTTGGTGTTCCGCCGATGGTATAAAGGGCGGAGTTGAAAATATCCTTAAAGCCAGCATCCCCTTGAATCAGCGCATCGAGGCCGCCTGTTCCGAAAACCCCACCATAACCCAAAGCCCGCGCCAATGCCCGAACTTCCAGGCCGCTTGCATTGCCCCACCCCATTTTTTGAACTGAATCGGCGGTTTCGCCAATCGAAGTATTGATAAGCCCTGAAGCCATTGGATTTGAAAGGTTGGCAAGATAGGCTGCGCCATAGGAAAAGCCCTTTGGATTTTTTGCATCCGCAAGCTGTCCAAGCAGTTCGGTTTGCTTTTGCATTTCTTCAAGTTGCGCCGTTAAGGTGTCAAACTGGCCTTGTGCAAGGTTCATTTGTCTTTCGGCAACCGCTGTTGCTTCTTCACTGGCTGCAATTACCTTGTTGAAATCTTCGGTATATGCACCACTTCCCGCATTAAATTCGCGGGATATTGTCAAAAATTGCTGTGCAACACCAGGAAGATTGTTCATCGCGTCAACATTGCCAAGCCGCGCCATTGTCGATGTTTGTTCAAAGGCCGCTTGTGCAAGGGAATATTTCTGTTCCGCCGATAGTGGTGATAGTGCGCCAAGCTTCAGGGAAAGGGCAAAATCAGAAAGGTTTTCAAATATCCGCCTGAAGGTTTCAAACCGCTGTCCGGCCTCCCTAACCGCATCACCCAAACCGGAAAGGGTGCTTGTCATTCCATCGGCTGAAACGGTAACTTGGGCATATTTGGCGCGGATCTGGTTCAAGTTTGCATTATGCAATTTCTCAACCGCCGCCAGATCACCGCTGATTTTTTTGGCAAGCTCAAGTTGTGCAAGATACCTGTCATTTTCTGCCCCTATCTCAGCAAGGGCGGGGTCAAACATCTTTGTTAGATCGGTTGCAATGGAACGGGAAAGCTGCCCCCGCAACGCTTCTTTTGTTGCGGCGAAACTGATTTCATCCAACACTTCAGCAAGGGTTTTGCCTTCGGCGTTCATATTCTTGAGGGCTTCAACAACATCCTGATTTATTACGGTTGCGCTTTCGGAAAGCTCAAGAATGAAATCCTTGATCGCGTTTTGCATTTCATCGGCGTTGGCGGGGTCAAACTCTTTAAGCCATGAAATAGATTCATTTGGATAACTGCCGGATTGAACACCAAACTGCCCCCTGCCGCTTTCAAGAATTCGCCCCCTTATCTGTTCGCCCGTCATATCAATACCAGCCATATCAAGCTGCTGGAAGATTGCCTTCAGGTTATCAGCAAGGGCGGAAACGGCTTCAGCGTCAATATGCTTTTGCTTTTGTTCATATCCAGAAAATTCCCCTGTATCGGTAAGTTGTGCGTAGAATCCGCCGCCAGGGTGTTTCTTCTTCCCGCCAAACATCCCTGCGATCCCTGCAATCGCCATTGCAATGCCTGCAACCGGAAGGGCAACACCTAAGCCGCCAGCAAGTCCGGCGGGCATACCAAGGCCAGTTAAAGCTGTGGTTGTTGAACCAGAAGCAAGTGAAAACGCGGAAGAAGCACCACTTAGAAGATCGCCAAGCCCCCCGCCTCCCGAACCACCACTTTTTATTCCAAGCCCTTCAAGAAGTGTTCCTGTTATTCCTGGCGCAATACCGCCCAAAACCCCCTGGATCACACTCCCGATAACTGGCTTAAACACCATAGCGGCGGCAATTTCGGCAATTGCTTTTAGCATTATGCTTTTAAGGGTTTCAGCAAGATCACCGAATGAATCAACACCGTTTTCAAGGATATTAGCGAAAGCATCGCCAAAAGCGTCCTGGATTCTTTCGGCAGCATGAACAAGCGGTTCAAGGAATTGTTTGTTGAAATCAATCTTATCTTGGGCTTCCTGGATTTTATTGATTTCATCACGGATTCCAGCAACCGTTTCCTTGCCCTTATTTCCAAGTTCGGTATAAGCTTTTGCATTTTTTTCCAGAAGAATATTTAATTCATAAAGCTTCTTTTCAGCTTCAGTAAATACTTCACCTCGCGCTTCGGCATCCTTAAATAAAAGCTCCTTATGGGTATCTTCTGCAATATCATCAAGTTGCTTTTGGAATTTCGCCGCCTCTTTGCTGATTTCCTTAAAGGTTGAAACACCAGCCTTTTTTGTTTTCTCCAAACCATCTTCAAGCTTCTTGGTTGATCCAAAGATCGCTTGGAACTTCCTGGTTGATTCAGCTAAAACTTCGTTTGCGTGTTCCCAATCACCAGAAAGAATATTTCCAATTCCAACCAGATATTTCCACATTGATTCAAGAAGAAGGATTAAATCACCGATCCCTTCGAGCATCAGGGCAATAAACTTTGCACCCAAATCAATCAACCCACCAACAACATCCCCAATGGCTTCAAGGGCATCAACAACCCCTTCATTTTGCAAGGCATCAGCAAGGCTTCTTGCGCCAGCCCCCATGCCCTCAAGGATTCCATCACCAAGCGTTCTTTTTAGAAGCAAAAGTTCGGTGTTAAACTTGTTGATTCCTGCTGTGGCGTTCTTACTGGCTTCAACGGCTGCCGCGCCATATTTTTCTTCAATCGCTTTTCCAAGGGCAGGGATTAAATCTTTTGCAAGAACTTCCCCTTTGGAAATCATTTTGATTAATTCGGCGGTGGTAACACCCATGCCATCCGCCGCGAGTTGGAGGGCATCAGGAAGGGCATCGCCAAGCTGCCCCTTTAATTCCTCCATTTGGACAGTGCCCTTGGAAACCATTTGTTGAAGGGCATAAAAAGCCTTTTCAACCTGCTGATTACTCAACTTAAGAACCGTTGCTTCCTTAGATATAGCAAGGAATATATCTCGAACCCCTTGCCCCTCTAATTCAGTTCCCTTCGCGGCGGCAACCAGTTTTGAAAAAGAATCCGCCGTTGCACCAATATCAATTCCAAGTGTGCGTGCTGTATTGATTAGAAAGTTCATTTCCCGCCCTGCGGCGGTTGCGCTGCCCGTCATTGCTTTTAAGGAAAGCTCTATTCCTTGAAATTTTGAAGCTACTTGAGCAAGATTCCTAACTGCATTGGTTACAAAGTAACCTGTTAGGGTTGTACCAAGCATTGCTTTTAGATTGCTATCAAGCCCCTTAACCTGGCTTTCTATGCTTTTGAAGGCATTTTTAAGCTGGCTTAAATCAGCCGATATTTTAACAATATGTTGGCTAGTTTCCGCCATTTTGCCCCTTCAGCTTTTCATCCCTTGCTTTATCTCTTGCAAGTTCTTCCTGGGCAAATTGTAACAGTTCTTGGGCTTCTTCCCTAGAAAATTTAGCTTTGGGGTTTTTGTTTGATTTAATACCGTGGCGTTTCTTGAAGCCTTCCATGCAAGCCACAAATTCCCACATCGTGCTATTCCAAAAAACATCAGGCGGCCAACCAAAACAACCAAGCGCAATTTCGGCAAACCCGAAAAGCCAGCCGCCTTCTATGCGTTTTTTTCGGTGCTTCCTTCGCCTGTTTCGTCTTTAGGCTTTTCCAATTCAAGCTCCTGGCTGCCGTTGATTATGAAATTCATAAATCCAGTTAGCGGCTCAACTAACTTGATATAACCATGTGCAGCAATAGCTTCCGCCAACGCATCCCATGTAGGTATATCTTTCAAATTAGTTTTATTCGCTTTGGCGTTAGCCCTAATTCCCGCCCAAACAATTGTTACAATATCGGAAAAGGCAAAAGAGGACTCCGAAATATTTCTTAGAATCTCTGTGATTCCTTTGCCGCTTTTCGCTTCAACATCAAGAATTGATTGGAAGGTTGGCGAAAGAAGATATTCATTTTCACCGATAACAATTGTTATATCGCGTGGCGTTACTTTTAAAGCCATGATGTTTTTTCCCTGTTTAAGTTGGATTAGATTTTAAGTTATAGTTGCTGGATTTGGAATTGTAAAGGCTCTGGCTTTTACGCTGGAAGTTGCGCTAAAAGTCACGGTGACTTGTCCCGAACTGTTGTTATAAGCCTGTGAAAAAGTGCCAATAATAGTGGTTTGCCCTGTGGGGCATACAACCGAAACATTCCCTTTGGTTAGATTGCCAAAACCCTGTTTGGTGGTGCTGGCAACTTGCGCCGCTGCACCAACTGTGCAGTTGCCGCCAGATTGATTATCAACCGCCAAGATAGTCATTCCTGGGGTGTTAATAAAGGTATCTGAAGCCGAAACCGCTGTGTAAGCGGTTGTATCACCCGAACCTTCAGTTAATAAACCTTGCGCCAATGCACCCATTTTAAGCCCCTTTTATTTTCGATATTAAATTAAGCTGCGGTATAAGTTAGCGTTCCTGAACTTTCCAGGGTTAGCGAAAACATTTCCGCATCGTCATAATTTCCATCGCGCTGATAACTGGTTATCTGGAAAGAACCGCCCAAGGTGTCGGCATTTGGAAGCACCAAATTATAAGTTCCAATGGTGTTTGACATTGCATCACTGCGAACTGATTCTTCAACTGCTGAATCAGTGAAAACACCTGAAACGGAAATCTGCGCTGAACGAATCCCACCATTATCAAGAAGGGTTCGCCAAGGTGCATTATCCTTTGTGGTAACATCAACCGGATTGTTGTTGAAACTCATCGAAGTAGTGCGAACCCCTGCAATGGTGGTTGTGCCTTTCTTCAACGCTAAATCTCTGCCTTTACCTGCTGCCATGTTTTTAAACTCCTTTAGGGTTTATAATTAAGATTCTAGCTTAAATACTCTAATTTTCGTAGAAATATTTTCAGCCTTTTCATAAGCGGCCTTAATCTGTTGAAGCCGAATATCATCATAACCCACCAGATAAGCGGTTTGATAATCCTGCATCAATGAAAGTTCGATTGGTAAGGCATCCGATCCAATTACATATTTTGCCGCCTGTTCTTTATCCAATCTCCAAAAGGTATCTTGTGCAAGATCAAAAGCCCGCTGATTGCTGAAGGCCATTGTGATAAAGTTTTTGAATTTCCGGAATGAACCGTTCAGGGTGATATAAGGCTTATCGTTGAGATATTCGAGAGTTTCAGAATCCAACATTCCAGCGTTTGCAACGAAATAAACAACGGAATCTTCAGCAACTTCCGCTTGAACCGTTTCTGGTTTTTCTTTTTTAGCCATTGCCTTAACTCTCCCTTGTTAAAATTCTAAATCTAACAACCCCATGAGGGTAAAAACCTGTATCATCTTCTTCATCAATGGTTATATCAGAAAATTCAAAGTTGCACAAAACTATTTGAAAACCCGTGGCGGTAAGGCTTGATTCCTGGCGGTCTAATGCTTCAACAACCGCCTTCATGATTGTTTCTGTGGTTTTCCTTCCCCTGCCCTTATCAAAGATATGAATGGTGCAGGTTAAATCCTGGCCTGTTTTTGTTTTATCGCCATCCATTACGGCGGTAAATTCTCCAATCACAATATATGGAAAACTCGCATCCTGTTTAACATAATCAAAAACAGAACTTGCGCCATCTGCAAGGGGGGTGGTTACGGCTGAAACGGCAACCAACCGATCATATATTGCCTTATGAACCGCCAAAACCGAATATGCCATTTACTTGCCCTTTACTTTTATTGCCCGTTTCATGCCTTCGGAAATTCTGGCTTCGATATGTTTCCGTTTCTTTTCCAGTGCAGGGAATAACCAGGGGCGGGCTTTGATTTTTGCCGTTCCATATTCAAGAAACTTTCCGTATTTTACTTTTGTAATATCGTGAATTCCAACGGTTGCGGTTAGCCCGCTTAATTTATGATTGATTGAATTAATAAGCCTTCCGGTGTCAACCGCTGGTGCTTCGCCTGGTGCTGAGGCTCTATGGTATTTTGATGCGGTAATCTTCCCGTTCTTACTTCGCTTTAATGCCCCTCGCCTGTAGGTTTTACCCCCCTTGCTTTTCCGCATCGAATCTTTCGCTTCATTTTGAATAAGCAAAGCACTGGCGGCAACAGCCTTTTTTGTTTCGCTTAAAATCTGCTTTTCCATTGCTGGAAAGAGTTTAATCAACGTATCAAGCCCTTCGATCCTAACCCCCTGCACCATATCAAGTTGCCTTTCCTTCTTCCCCGATAATATCAAGGGTTATGTTGGCTTCTTCGCGGTTTATGATTGAAACAATGTTGAAATATCGGCTTCCGAATTTCACCCGCATTTTCGGGGTGATTCCCGCAAAGTATCGCATGGAAATCTTGTGAAGGGTTCTGGTTTCGTTTTGCATTGAAACCCTGTTTTCCCAATTCTTATAAGGCTTCATTGAAACCCAAGCGTTTGTATATTCTGCCCAAGTTGTTGTGAATCCCCCGTAACTGTCGCTTGCTTCGGTAGGTGTTTCAATAACAATATGGTGGCGAAGTTCATTCGGGCTTAGAACCAGGCAATCCTTTTTTGTTGCACATCCCATTATCTGTAAACCATCTGTTCAAGTGTTCTATAAGGCTTTAGCATCACCTTTATTGAATCTGGAATATCAGGGCAATCGCGGTTGTTGTAAAGGGCTGAAACCATCGAACGAACCCCCGCCTGAATCCCTGGGGGAATATCCTTCGGGGCAACGCCAAAACCAGCCTTATAAATTATTTCGATGGCGTTCCTATTGCGTAAATCTGAAGGCCATGAACCCGTTTGTTTTAGGCAAAGCCTTGAACCCGCTGAATCAAGGAAGTAATTGGTTGAAGCCAAGGTTGCTGAAGTATCGGTTGTATCGTAATAGGTAAAACTTGTTATGGAAATGATTGGTGAAAGCGGAAGGTTGATATAATCGGCTTCCTGGTAAATATCGGTTATTGCCCTTTCCTGAACACCATCAAACCATTCATCTGAACTTTTGGAAAACGGGATTCGGTCAAGTGTAAGTTTCAGGCTTTTAGTTATCAGGGATTTTCTAAGGTAAGTTTCAACCATATCGGTTGCTTGCCTGATTAAATCAACAATCAGATTATCTTCAAGATCGTTTGTTATGCGAAGGTAATTCTTTGCGCCATCAATGGTGATTGGCAAGCCTTCGGAAGCGGTTACAACAGTTGTTGAATATCTCATTATTCTTTCTCACTCACAGTTATAACAATGGGTTGTTCGTGTATTCTTCCGCCTGAAGTGGTGATTCGATTGGTTGCGGTGTATGTTGTTCCATCTGTTCCGCCCGAAAGCCAAACTGTTGCGCTGGCGGTATCGTTTGAAGTGGTTTCAACTGTAATTCCAGCTTCAACTGTCCAAGCACTTGAGGAAACCGAATCCGCATCGGGTTCAAGAACTTGTTCCCAATTAATCCTATAATCCAGCTTTTCTGCGGGGTCTTTGGTGAATGTTGTTGAACCTGAAGCCATGTTTTAAATAACCCTTTTAAGGTGAATATACCCGATTTTGTTCCGCCATGCTAATAATCTGTTCTTCCAATTCAACAACCAGGGTTCGGGTTTGCGCTGGAACATTCAATTCCCTTGTGCTTACCTGAACAACAAGGGTTCGGGTTTGCTTACTAACAACAAAGGTTCTTGATGGGCTTATTTCACCTTGGGTAACTGTATAACTTCCAACCGCTTCCGCTGTTGCAGAACCACTGGAACTTCCGGCTGCGGTGCTTGATGAAGCACCTGTTGCGGTTGCGGTGCTGCTGCCAAATGAAGAACCTGAACTTGCTGCGGTGCTTCTTCCGGTGGCTGCGGCTGTAGCTATTCCCGCCGCTGAAGCTATTGCCCTGAAGTTTGAAGCACCTACTGCCGCCGCCGAACCCGTTCCGGTTGATGTTCCGGCTGCTGGTGTACTTGCTGAACCCACCGCCGCCGCTGTTGCTATTCCTGAAGAAGAACCAACCGCCCTTGCTTGGCTTGTTCCGGTAGCTTGTGCAGTTGCAACACCAGATGAAGAACCAGTTGATTGAACGGTTGCCGCGCCAGTTGCGCTGGCGGTGCTTGTTCCTGAAGCTGAACCAACGGCATTTGAACTTGCATCACTGGTTGCTGCGGCGGTTGATGATCCGGCTGAACTTGCAACTGCCCTGGCTTCTGATTTTCCAACAACTGAAGTTGAAGCAACGCCAGATGAAGAAGCTGTGGTGGTGGCTGTACTTCTTCCAACGGCTGCTGCGGTGCTTGTTCCAGATGAAGAACCGGATGCAACTACTGCGGCGCGGCCTGTAGCTGTTACGGTGGCAACACCGGAAGAAGAACCCGCTCCCCTTGTTTGGGATGAACCAACTGCGGCGGCTGTAGCTGCCCCCGATGATGATCCGGCGGTTTCCTTTAAAGCTGCTGTAACACCCGAAGCGGTTGCAATGCCGGATGATGAGGCGGTTGTTCTGGCTTGGCTTGAACCCGTGGCACTGGCACTTGAAGTGCCGCTTGAAGAACCAGTGGCGCGATATTCCGTAACCCCCACCCCTGCGGCTGTAGCTACACCAGAGGCGGAAGCTGTGGAAGCGGCGGTTGATCTTCCAACACCTGAAGCCGTTCCTGTTCCCGCTGAACTTCCTATTCCTTCAGTATGCGCCGAACCATTACCTGAAACAGTTGAAGCACCCGAAGCCGTTCCCGCTGCGGCTGCTGTCGATCTTCCTGTTGCGGCTGCTGTTGCCGAACCCGCCGAACTTGCAATGGCTGCAATAGCTGCAACCCCTGTTGCGGCAACTGTAGCAACCCCCGCCGATGTTCCAACCGCCCTGAACTGCGAAGCCCCCACCGCCGAACAAGTTGCTGCACCTGCTGAAGAACCCGCTGCTGTAGCTTGTGAAGAACCAACGGCTGCTGCGGTGCTTGTTCCAGATGAAGAACCAACCGCTTCAACCGATCCTGATGAACCTGCGCCAACCGCCCCAAACCAAATAAAAGACATTAAGTTGCCTTTCTTATGCTTGCTTCAATTGTCCTATCTGAACCCGCGATCTTTTTTAAAGTCATATCCCACCCATTGATTAAAGGAAGGATTGGCGAAAACCATAAATGGCTTTGAACATCGGTGAACCTTTGGCTGAAAACTTCGCGCTGTGTTCCACCAGTGCCTTCAACCTTTTCTAAAATGCGAACTTCAAATTCATCACCCTTTGCCATCGCACTTAAATCAAGCCATAACTGGTAAAAACCATCTGTGGTTTGCGCCTGGATTGAACTTGATCCGCCGGTAATTGAAAGTTCTGTGGTGCTTGTGCTTGTGTTGTAGGTGTAGGCTTCAGTTATTGCGCTGCCAGTAACCGCCCGAACAGAAGCATCCCAATTTCGATCCGTTCCGGCAACTTTTTTAAGTGTGAAATCAAAGCCATTGATAAGCATCAACCCAGGGAACGCGATATTTGTGCTTTGTGCGTGTGCAAGTGAAGCGGTCAAGGCTTGCCGCTTTGTTCCGCCGCTTCTGACTTTCTCATAAACGCGAAAATCGAACTGATCCCCTTTCGCCATTGCCGCGCCAACGGGATCAAGCCAGGGGTAATAAATTCCTGCTGTTGTAGCGGCCTGAAGTGAAGTTGTTCCTGAAATTATAGAAAGTTCAGATGTTCCAACACTTACACCATCTAATTCATAAGGTTCTGAAATCGCCATAATATTAACTTACCGCATGAATAACACCATTATAACCAGCGTCATTTGTTCCGCCATTTGAAGCCCTCATTGTAAGCCTGCTACCCGAAGGAATATCAATGCGATGCGGCGGCTCTGCTACACTACTCATAAACTCGTTTGTGCCTGTAGCGAACCTGAAGGGCGGCGTTATTAGTTCTTCTGTTGCCGCGCCAACACCCATTTCAACAGTAAGGTGGCGGCGGTTTGTGGTTAAGTCACCCGTAGCCTGAAAACTTGGCACAAGGTATTTATGATCTTCCGTAGTTGATGCGGTTATTTGTGTCCACGCTCCGGCGGCGGTAGAAGCTCCGGGAGTAATGGTCGTGCCAGCCGGTACAGTACCCATTCCGTATGTTGTAACGCGAGTTCCCGGTTCGTAATCGGGGTAGCCATTGCCTCCGTATAAATCCACGGTTACATATACCGCTGCGCTGGTTCTTGCCCCTGCTGCTTGTGCAGCTATTCTTGAGCCTGCGGGTATATATAACGGGAACAACCAAACTTTTGCGCCAACATCTGCGCTTGAAGTATCAAGCCCGCCGCAATATCCCATTAGTAAATTAGCTATAAGAACATGCTCTGTTGCCGCACCCAAAAGAATATCCAAAGCACCTTGCGAAGCTACCCCTGCTGCCCCATATCCGCCAGCGGTAATCTTGACAAGATAGGCATCAAAAGCCGTGCTTGCTATTAATTCTACAGGAGTTCCTTTGGTGGCGGCAGAACCGCCAGTTGTAACAGATGTTCCAAACATTGGAGTTTGGCCGGTTGTATTGGCGTTGCTCTCGTGTCGCGTGTTGCCTTTACGAATTGCGCCTAGCATTTTAATCTTCCTTTCGGCCTTGCAAGTGTAGCAAACGCCCCTTCATGCCTGGCGGTGTTAGTTCCTACTTTTTCTTTTTATACGCGGCCTTAACATAGGCTTCACAATTTCCAGAAATCGCATCTTGGAATTCCTTGGAATGAAAACCTACCTTAAAACCTGCGGCGTTTACTTCATTGAATGAATCGGCGGTTCTGCCTGTAGGATTCACAATAGATTGAACCTTGGCGGCTGCGGCTTGATTATCTTCAAGCGTTTCGGCAACAACGGGTTTTTCTGTCCCCATCCGCGCCATCACTCGGTTTTCTTCATTATAAACATAAAATTCATGTTGAGTAAGCATAGCCTTAAATCTCCCTGTTTAATCTTCAGTAATTGTGCTTGATGTTGTTAGAATTGGTGTAACTCCCGAACTGATAACAATATTCGGGGAAATTGCGCCTTTGTAAAGAACCTTACCAGTTCCGCTTGAATCAGTACCAACGGCAAAATGGGTTGCTGTTTCTGATCCGCCTGTTGCTGCCGGAAGGCTGATATTGGAAACTGGTGAAACGCTGTTGCTTGTTACTGTCCATCCGCCTGAAGTTCTGGCAACTGCAACACGGGCATAAGAAGTATAAGCGCACTCACTGGTTGTCTGGTTTCCAGCTTCGCCAGGGTCGCCAGTATGAAGCGAAACATAAATGTTGGTTATAGGGGAAGATGCCGCATTATCTGCAAGGTTTGCAATCGCGGTTGCATTGAAAATAAGCTTCAGAAGATCATTTTCAAAAGTGTTGCCCTTACTCATACGGCCATCCCCCTATTTAAAATTGGTGTTTTCTTAATCTAACATAAACGTGGTATTAGAAGAAATTTTATTTTCCGCCCTTACCTTTGCCGCCAACTTTCTTTTCCGGTGCTTCGCCTTCCGCCTTGGTTTCGCGGGCAGGGTTTTCATCATCCCCACCATCTTCTTCAACATCAACCGTTTTCACCTTCTGGCCTTTTGCAAATTCAGCGTATCCATCCCGAACCAGTGCATCTGCAAGTTCAGCGTTTTCGGTGTAGGTTTTACCTTTTGAAAATGGCTTTGAATCATAACCGTTTGGTGAACCAAGTGTTGATTTCAACATAATGAAAGTTTTGGTTTCCTTAACAATAGTTCTTGAAGCTGACATGGTTTATTTTCCTTTCACTGGAATTTGAATAATAAAAAACCCGAACCCCACTTTAGCAGGATTCGGGTTCTTAGCAAGAAATGCAATTACTGTGGTAATGAGTTAGGAATTGCCTTGATAATCACTGCGCTGGATACAAGGCCAACGTTGTGGTTCTTTTCGGCATTTTCCTTGACGCGGATATATCGCTTTGATCCTTTATATCCGGTTTTAAAAACAACTTCATCATTAGAAGTACTAGCAGTTTTCCCAAAAACGCCAGTTGTTGAAGCACCTGTTACTGTGCAAGTTGCCGCAACCGTATCGGTTAGATCGGCATTTGCAACATCGGTGTAGGTTGTATCATCATCAGATTCTTGAAGTGAAAATTCTGAAAATGCACCAGCAACCGTTTCATTGTATGTTCCAACATGAACAACCGCTTCCGCCGCGCTGAACCCGCGAAGGTCAACACCTGTACCAGCAACCGTTGTGTTGTTGGTGGTTCGGCTTGATGGAAGCAAGCTGGTTGATATTGCAACTTTTGTATCAATTTCCCTTGTAGTCATTGTTTTAACCTTTCAATTAAATGTTTGTTTCAGAAGCAGGGATTAACCAAGCTTCATAATTTTTGCAGCGTCAAAGTTTACAACATCGCCGCCAACCCTCTTGGTTGTATAGAATACAACATAAGGCTTTGCTGTGAACGGATCGCGCAAAATGCGAACCCCGATCCTGTCAACAATGGTATAAGCTGCCGCCATGTTTCCATAAAGGATTGAAAGGCTGTTTGAACCTGCTGCTGCCATTGCATCAGAAAAATAAACAGGGTTTCCAAGAAGGTTAAAGCCAGTTCCGTTTTGGGTGCGGAAATCCGAAAGGATATATTCACTGTTGGCTTTGATTTTCAAAAGCTTTGTGAACACCGATCTTTTCATCTGCCATGAAGCACCTTGGCGGTAAACTTCCTTTAAAGCTCCTTGAAGTTCAAGCAGATCATCACCATCGAAATCACCGCTTGCACCTGAATCAACCTGTTCAACGGCATCGCGCTGATATGTTCCAGCAACGCTCCAATCGGAGTAAGTAAGGATTCCCCTTGGCTTTGCTACGCCATCGCCATTGTAAAAGGCATCCGCTTCGGTGCGAAGGAATTTATCCGCAACCTTATCGGCAAGCCACTGTTCAATGTTGATCCCTGCATCATCAAGAAGCTTCTGTGTTGCCTTCGGGCTTGCATGAAGTTCATGAACCGGAATATTCTTCTTGGCAACCTGCGGGGTGTTGGTATCACTGCGGGTTGCAGTTTCACCTACCCAGCCACAAGAAGCTTCATCATCATCAACAATTAAATCAAGGCTATCGCTTGAAATAGTTTCAACGGTTGCCAAAATTCGCATCGGTGAAGATTCAAAAATTCTCTTGGTGATTCGATTGCTCATGGTTGGCGTGACAAGGTAACCGCCATCTGGATCACTAATCACCGACATTGCTTTCTTCTGAAGCTCATCAAGGCCGGAATCAACACCCTTACGAATGTAACCCATAAGGCCGCTATTGTATGCCTTCTGTTCGGTGGTTGTGTTGTCACTGGTGTCTTTACCACCCTGAATCAAGCCCTTCTGAACTGCAACTTCGATTAACCCTAGTTTGGATTTAACTTCCGCAACCTGGGTAAGTGCTTCACCCATCTTGGAAAGCTTTTCTTCCCAAACAACATCGCGCTGCTTCAGGTTTGATTCATTGGTTTCGGTAAATTCTTTAAAAACTTTCCCAAATTCACCAACGGTTTTTGTTACTTTTTCAACTTCCGCCTTGGTTTCGGCAAGAACATCTGGATTATTTTGGTCTGACATGGTTTTAATCCCCAAATTTATTGTTTATTTGAAATACTTGATTTTACGGTGTTCAACACCTGATCAAGCGAACTTAAAGCGTTCTTCAATCCAGCGTCCCGCTGCTTTTTCTGTTCAAAGCCGTAAAGCGATATTCGCTTAGATTCGCTCTGGCTGTATCCTGCATCCCGCAAGAATTTTTCAAACTCCCGAACTGTTTTCGGTAGCTGATCCGATTTTACTGATTGAATCCGCGCCTTTTCATTGGCGGGGAAAGTCACAAGTGAAATCTCGTAAAGTTCAATTTCTTCGATTGTCCTAACCTGGCTTTTGGAATCAATACGCCATTTCAAGGGAACAAAGCCGATTGAAAGGCCATCAATCGCGCCGCCCTTTGCCAGTGCATAGGCATTTGCGCCATCGTGCGAACCAGTGATTATTTTCCCTTTTACAAAAAGCCCCTTTTCATCTTCCCGCATCTGATTCCAAACCCCGATTGGTTTGCGATAATCGTGCTGGTAAAGCATTTTTACACTCATTGCGCCGCTGTTGTGCTTCTGAATAGCCTTCCTGAAAGCACCCTTTTCAATCACATCACCAACCCGATCCTGGTTGCCAAGATAAGCCCCGTAACCCTCAATAACACCTTCCTCACCCTCAACCGCCTTCAGTTCAAGGGTGAACTGTTTAACCTGATAATCGGCATCATCCTGTTGATTTGGTGCTGTTGTCACTCTGAAAAGTTCCCTAACGAAATTAAAATCTCATGTGTGATTGTATAGGAAATTATAAAGTTTTCCAAATTATTTGAAAAAGGGTTTTGGGTAAGCTACAAATTAAGGCGGTTTCTATTTCGCTTTGGCGGGTAGTTCCTTTCGGGTTGGAAGGGGGGTTTTCAGTTTCCCTGTTGGCTTCCCTTTCAATCTTCCTGGCTTGGTTTATAGCCTTCTTCCCGAATCTTCCGTTCGTACTCCCGAATAAAATCCCATTGCTCTTTGTTGTAGCTGATATTGAATTTTTTAAACCCCTTCAGGTGGCGGTATCGAACATCATCGCCAAGGTATTCGCTATCCTTTCGCTTTTTTGCCAAGGTCAATAACTCCATTTTTTGTTTCGTAATCCTTCAACCAACGTTCCGCTGTGGTGTCCAAAATATGCCCGAACCTGTCCCTGCGATATTTCATGTGGTAGGCTTTTTCGGAATCTGTGATTTGATTTTCCTTTTCGGCAATCGCTTTTGGGTTTGTTCCCAAATTTCTTGGGTTAATTCCCTTTGCTCTGAGATTAACCCCTGCTTGTCGAGGTGTGAGTTTTTCCTCTTGAACTTCAAAAATTAACTTTTCCCTTTTTAAGGGTAAGGGTTTATTTTTTCTTTCTTCTTCTTCTTCTATATCTAGGGGAAACTTTTCGGGAAATCGCTTGTCAGTAGCTTGCAAGTTTCTTGTGTGATTATCTTTTAATTCCAGCAACTTAAAGCAAGTGATTTTCAGAAGTATTCCGTTTTGTTCCAGTTTTATTTTCGTTTTGTTTTCGGAATGTTCCAGGAATGTTTTCAGTTTGCTCGGCTTTGCCCGAAGTTTTTCCCCCCACTTTTGCCAGGTAAATTCGGCGGATGGTTCGGGGTGTTTTTCGGAAATTTGCCCTGCAATAACTTCAAGAAGCTTCCACCATCGGGCATACCCTTCAAGCCCAAAAATATCTTCGATTGTCTGCAAGAAATCATCATCACTTGCATCAGTAAAGTGCTTAAACCATTTCATGTAATCCCCAGTTTCTCCCCAGTTTTATGTAGCGGCAACCCTTAACTGGGGTTAGGGCTTTCGGGAGCTACCCTAGCCGCCAGATATTTATAACTTCTTTATAGGGGAAATCGCAATCCTTATTGGATTTTTATTCAGTTTCAGGTTGTGAATTGTGGGAAAGAATCCGGCCATCAAAAACAACAACCATTGAAGGAAAAGGTGCGGAATTTTTTGCACCGCCAAATTTAAGCCGCCCTCTTATGAATTTTATATTACCCTTGGTGCAATAATCATGAAACCAAGCTGTATCTGTTCTGGCAGGAAGCAAGCAAACAACTACCCCCCCCCGCAAGCTTGATTGGTAGGCTTTCATAACCCACTTGCCGATTTCGCGGCCATAGGGCGGATTCATCCAGCAAACCCCACCCCATTCTTGTTTTAGTCCATCCTGTTCTTTTGTGAAGTATCGGGGGCATTTTGCATTTTCTGGCGTGGCGCAAACATCAAGATCGAATTGATAAATATTATTATATTCATCAAAGAACCCTTGAGGGGTTGCCCAAAGATCGGTTGTTGATGTGAAAAGGCCAGTGTTTATCATGTTATTGAACCCTCTATTCGCCTTCCTTTTAAAAATGCTCTCGCACAAGCTCCACATTATATCCCATCAATCTAAGTGATTCTAGAAACGGAATCTTTAGTGCCTCATTTGCTGCTAGATTTAAAAAAGTTCCCACTAGCTTGCCCTCAACCCAGATTTCAATTTTTCCGGTTAGGCTGTCCTGCTTGCTTATGACTTTTGCGGTTTTATCAGTCATCCGCGCTCTCGCTCTTTGTGGGTTTGTATTGTCCGCACCAATCGGATTCAGCTACAGGCGGCCATACTGCTTTCGGGTATTCATCACCGTTTCCTATAGCCTTTAGTGTTATCGGCGGTAAGGCTCTACAATCCCCAGCGTGTTGCATGACTGAATAAAAAGAGTGTGGTGTTCTGTAGTATTTACAAGTTTTGCATGAATCACTCACCACCGCCTCCGCTCTGCTTTGGGTGTTGTTGTAATTCCCAGACGTGCATATACCCTCTAAATGGCTTATGGCCGTACTTATATTTAAAGAAATCGCAAAAATCCTTTTCGTTCATAAAGCCTTCTTGATTCGCTAATCGTTTGCAAACAAAAACTTCGCCGATTCTTCCTTCAACCGCCCACGGCGTACCATCTGATAAATTCACGGTAATATCAGCGATACCAATGCAGACGCCCTCGCCGATTTTCCTGCAATCTTTTGTTCTTTGGGCGATATAGAATTGTAGTTTATCACCGATTTTGCACCGCATTGTTTTCCGTATAGTGCTGCGCTTGCGACCCGCTACAATATCACCTTCAAATATCGGCTGGAAGTTTAGAGCTACCATTCACGCCCCCGTTTCTGAGGGGGATGGTGGTAATGGTAACGGCATCCAGTGGGTTGGTTGCGTTGTTATGCTTGCAATCCTGTTGCGCCAAACATAATGCTTAGCATCCCACCAATACGCCCCTGCATTATAAAATCCAGTTCCAACTCTATCGTCTTTTTTATCAAAAGACGCCTTGCCCCATTTTAATAGAATACCAAGCACTATTTCTTCCCCATCCCTCGGTGCAGTCTTTATTGGTTGCCATTCCATCCCCTAGTCCTCCGTTGTTAAATGTGGTGGTTTCATCTTCCGCACACCCTTAATGGCGTTTCGGGCTTCCATCTGGATATTCTCGTAACTCATTTCCAAATACTCCTCATAATCAAGCCCAATATCATCTCTGCGAAGTTGCGTTGGTGTCATGTATCCCTTAGCAATACGATGAAGTGCATCATAAAGCCTCTGTTCGAGCGGTGTTTTAATCTTCATCACACCCCCTCTTTCTGCTCAGTTCGCGTGAGATGGGATTTGAGCGTTTCACTGTACCAATCTAACATCCATTGCGCCCCTTTTATAAATTCAGGTGTGCTATTATCAGGCAGCCGTACACCCGCAATATCCAACAACCCCTCCCGTTCAGCCCTTAGCTGCGAAAGCTCGGTTTTCATTGCTTGCCATTGTTCAGCCGTTACGCCAGCTAGTGTGCAATGGCTTGTGCCTTCATCGCTGTTGAATATGTGTTTACAAGTCATGGCTCGCTGCCTCCGCTCTGCTTTGGGTGTTGTGGTTGGTGCGTTAGACTCTTCAATCCCTGCTTTTCAAACGCCTGATAAATTGTTTCGCCGTTATTGGTCTGCGCGTAGGGCAGAAATACCTGCGTGAGCGTTGCCATGCCTGCCTCAATAATTGCAAGTTGAGCTTCAACCCAATCTTTGATTATCCGCCATGCAACCCGCGAGGCTTGTTCTCTAGTTCTGGCGGAGCGCGGCACTTTCTTATCGCGCTGCATAGCTGCGAAAACACCGTCTATGTTTGCCGGTAACTGAAACGCAATCAGACCATGCGGCGTGTCTATTCGGAAGGATAAACGACAAAGAATTCCGTTATCGTATTCACACATTACCGCTTGGGCATTAGCCTTTGAGAGCTTGGTTTGTATCTCGCTGACAGTTTTTTCAGCAGCAATCGAAGTGGTGTAGTTGAGTATCGCCATCACACCCCCTCTATCTGCGCAGTTCGTGTTGGTTGTAGTTTGTAAATTATCACCTCGTTTTTAGAAATAACTTGAATTTCATACCTTCCCCCAGGCTCGACATTATACACGGTAATATCAATGGTTTTCCTGTTGTCTTTGTGGTTAGTGGTGTACTTCTCTTGCCGTTCAGCCCTTAGCTGCGAAAGCTCGGTTTTTTGGGCAATATATCGCTTCTTCAATAGTTCAAACTCTTGACGTTGAACTGATATAATCTGTTCATCCAATGTAATATTCTCTTCACTCGTCACGGCTCGCTGCCTCCGGTTTTAGGGGGGTTGTCGCCCCGATATGAATAGATACAGTATCAGCCCATGCTAACAATAACCCAGCCAGCCTGACGGCATCATTTCTATCTTCCCATGCGTTTAAAAGAATCTCGGAGTATTTCCCATCGGCTTGTTTTTGCTGGAGAAGAATATCATGGCCTTCCCCGTATAAGGCGGTGATTCCAACCTTAATATCATTGACGCAAGTAATGTTTATTTCGGAATAATCTTTACGTTCGAACAACAGCTTTCCTATACGGTAATAAGTGTCCTTGATATTATCTCGTAGCTCTTGAGATTCATCATCTTTAATTTCTATATCCACCCTCCACCCCTCTTTCTGCTCAGTTCGCGTGAGATGGGATTTGAAATCTTGCAAGTCTTCTAAGCGATGATTAGGTAGGCCAGGAAGGCAAGCAGCAATCTCCTTATCCACCCATTTTAACAACCCATCCCGTTCAGCCCTTAGCTGCGAAAGCTCGGTTTTCATTGCTTGCCACTGTTCTGCGGTAACCCCTGCTAGTGTGCAATGGCTTGTGCCTTCATCGCTATTGAATATGTGTTTACAGGTCACGGCTCGCTGCCTCCGGTTTTAGGGGTTTCTTTCTATGCCAAACGACACCAATCGGTGAATAATACACCTCATAAGTCTCTAACATTTCGTGAGTAACTTTGCCTTTAGGTAATCCACGTTTCCATCCATCACTATCCACCCTACACCCCGCTTTCTGGCTTGCTGTTGAGGGCATTATACGTCAGAATATAAATTCCCTGAATCGCATCTGAATCCGAGCCATAATCCATTTTGCGCCCACTCAATTCTTTGCATTGCTCCACTACTTTTCGCAGCCTAACGTTCTCGGCTTGGAGGGCTTGAAAACTACCAGCACTCTCGCGGTAAATTACTACCGCCGCCCCGTCTAGGTATCGGTCAACTGCATAATTCAAAGTACAGCCCCCGCCATCCGGACAGCCCTTAACAGCTTCATCGCTACTTACCCAATAGAAATCTGTATCACCTACAAGAATTCCATCGCCTAGCTGCGGCTTCCAGTAATCCAGCTTTTCTTCTTCGGGGGTCATGTTATTGCTCCCCCCTCAAACACTCTGGCTTCACCATTTCTTTTATGGGTGTTTCTACGCCGGATTCATCGACAAGCCCGTCATTGCTTTTTTTGCCGGATGACCAGAACCCAGCGATTATAAATACCATTAGAACTATCGCACCAATCTGAATTAATGTGTTCCCATCACTCTCCATTATTGATTTCACATCACTCTCCTTTATCTGCCTCGCGGCGGGTTGGTTTAAGCTCATCCTCGTAAAATTCTCTGCGCCGTGGCTCTCCATTTGCCCATACCTCACAATCATAGAGCTTATCTCCATGCTCTTGTATGCAGCGGATTACACGGGCAGGAAAATTAAGACCATGAGATGTAATCGTTACAAACTGTTTAGGATAAAATGCAAACTGCACATAGCCTAGAGATTCCATCATTTGTTTTTCCGGCTTACTTGCCATAAATCTCACCCCTCATTTTCCGGTTGTTGGGTTGGTTTAACAAGGCTAACAAACACCCTATGGCCTTCCTCTCGCCTATGCTCTACCCATCCAAGTTCTTTAAGTATTTTATGCCCTTCGCTCCAACCATCATAGCCTCCAGCGTGTTCGTTGCCACAATAACGAACCGCCTTTTCATACAGTTCTAGATTATCAGAAGTTAGCTTTAGTTTTTCGTCGTCAGTTAGAAATTCAGTCATTTATTCATCCTCCTTTTGATTCTGCATCGCGGTTATGTCGCTTCCCGCTAAACGCTTGATAACTGATATGGCGGCTTGGGCTTGTTCAATGTAACCTTCTTGGATAAATCCATCTCGCTCACTTAGTTCACAAACATACTCTGAGTTATGCATAGCCCTAGCCACTTCCTCCACCGTTTCCGGCTTATCCAACCATGCAAGCGGCGACTGATACTCGCTGAGTATTCTGTCAATACTGCCCTGCATCAATTCAATAACCTCATTGACTGTGTATTCATTTGGGAAAAGCCCGTGCCTCAAATCACCAGCATAGGTCTTTAACTTCTGCAACTCGGCTAATGTGTCAGTCATTTGATTCCTCCAATAGTGCGGTGATTTCTTCAATAATCTGCCAGCTTTCAGCGTCCGGCCAATGCTCTTTAGCTTCTGCCACTACGCTTACCAACGCCTCATGATACTTCTCCAGCAGCTTCATGGCATCAGGCATGGCGGCGATGAAATCTCTATCATATTCATACGGGCTATTACCCTCACCATCACATGATAATACGCCATATCCATTACCGGCCAGCAAAGACCAAGTATATCTGCCACCAGATGCTTCGAATTCATCACCCCATCTGTAATCGCCCTGCGTTCTCTCCGCGTTCAGCTTGCGTAACTGTGATAGGGTGTGGGTCATGGACAAGCCCTCTTTAACAACTCTCTAGCAGCTATTATTGCGGGATACTTGTCGCTCTCATCCCTGTTCTTCCTAGCTAATGTAGTGGCGAGCCTTTCAAGCTCATCTAAAGCCAAGACCAATTCGTGATGAATGTTTACACAATCTGCGATAAATTCTGCGCGGCCTTCCCCACTACATTCGGCCACGACTTCATCGTGAACATTTAGAATTAGATTGGCATTTGTTTTAAATATATTCTTGTCCATACTATTTCTCCAACTCCTCCATGTTAATCTCAATCTCTTTATAGCCGAGGTAATTACGATTCTTCTTGGCAAGCCATAACGCCAATGAATTTGTGATTAATGACGGGAGATATTTACCCTCATAAAACACCAGCCAGAACTTGCGCGTGTGGGTCATGGTCATGCTGCTTGCTCCACTGCTTCAAGTTCACTTACGGCTTCGTCAAATAACTCCTTATAATAAGCCCCATACTCCCGCAGGTCAGAATTAGCCTTCCTTAAATCCTCAATATCACTAATAATATCTCGAAGGGTATCGCCTACACTATCAAGGATATACTTCAATTCATCTGCATCATCCTCTCGCTTAATAGCATATTTAATGCTGTCTAACTCTCTCTGGCATTGCTTAATTATAGCATCTATCGCAGGACAAGTTTCTTTTGGTAATTTTGGTTCGCCTACCATATCACCTCTCAATCTCGCGCACGATTTTCATAATCATTCTTTCGGGAATAGCTGCTCAAGCACCTTGCCGTACTGCTTCTTGCGGCGTTCTAGCAGCGCAATCTTGTCCAGTTTATCAAGTAATTGTGGCAAGTTTATATCCTTTTGAGAGCAGGATTCTTGCACTTCAGTTTCCATAGTTAGAAGCTCTGAATCCAGCTTAGACATTTCCAATTCAGCTTTGGCCTTAACTTGCCTTGCTCTGATGGGAGCCATAGCTTCATCAAGTTTTTCTTTGGATAATCCGATTAGTTCTTTGAATGGTTTAAGTTTCATTTTTAATCCTCCAGTAATAGTAAAAGGTTGTTAGATTCTTCCGGTAATTCTTTGGGTGGCTGTGGCGTAGGTGCTTGGCGAGGTTGAAGCATTTGTGCTTGGCTTAATCCCTGCATTTGTCCTAGACTGCCGTATAGCAGTTGCTGCCGATACATTTCCTCAAGTGTAGCCATACTATCTCCCTTCTAACTCGCGCACGATGCGGCGGAGTAAATTATATAAAGGGTCACTTAGCCCTGCAATATCATCTAGCTGCTGGCTTAATGTTGGCTCACCCTTATCACCCACATCAATGGCGGGCATATCGTAGATAACCTCAAGCACTGATGGGCATCCCTCAAACCGCCTCAACAACTCAGCCCTGTCTATTGCGTCAACCATCTAAGCCCCCATCCTCTCAATCGCTACTGCGTTCACCTTCTCGTATAACCCCTTATCAGCTATCTCCAGCGCAGTAAGCAGGTTATCGTGAGCCGTTAGCCATGCACTTACATTATCAGTTTTATTAAGCGCATCAGTGGCCTCAGCTACCCAATACTCCCACTTAGGCTTGCCATCGCGGAAGTGCTTAAGCGCAACAGTTGCAGGCGATGGGGCTGAAACAACAACAACACTAGGAGTATCCACCACCGCCTGCTTTTCCCCTACTGGTGCAGGGGGTTCGTTTGCCAGCACATAGGCTGGTATTTCTTCTTTAGTAGATGTGGGTGGCGCAAAACTATCCAGTTTACTTACTGGTTTTGGTGATTCAACTTCCGGCTCAGGTGTAACGTCCTTAAGCTCGTAATTCTCGTTATCATTCTCGATTATCTGTTCAATATCGGTACTCTTTGGCAGTCTCTTGAAGTGCCTACGGAATACTGTTTTACGGTGCATCTCATCGGTATCAGTAACCCACGGCCCAGATGCAGCGGTTTTACTACGGCCTTTAATCGCAAGTAATTGGTCTATATCCATGTACTCTCTGGAAGTTTCGCCACTTGCCAACTTAGCAATGGAATACGCGCCGATTGTTGCACCGCGATTTCTAAGTGCTGGCTTGTGAACCATGCGCTCTTTATCACCAAGTTCATAATCAAAGACATCGTTCTCTTTAACCACCTGAACACTGATATTGGTAAGCTGGCCTGACTGGCGAACCTTCTTAAGCAGCCCTTCCGCCATTGGCATATACTGAGCTTTCTTCACCCAGTTCTGAGAGTCCTTGTCTTTGGTGCTAAAGATAACCAATGCAGCTTCACGGCTATCGCAGAGCAGCCCATCCTGCGCCGCCTTCATAGTGCTGGCAAGTAGTGAGGTTCTTTCTGCTGTCAGTAATTCAGGATTAAGCTGAATAGCGGTTATCGTTGTTCTGATGAATCTCTCCACCGGGATTTGCGGTGGTAGCACATCTTCAAAATCCTTTTTCCTACGCTCAAGTGTCTGCCTGAGTTCCTGCATTGGATTTAGTGTTACTTCGTTAGCCATTTGCATATTCCTTGATTGTGAGTTGACGATATTTACTTACGCTGGCTTCTCTTGCCGCCAGATTCTTTACTATCTCAGGATACTTGATAAAATACCCCGTTGCTGTTGCCAGTTCTGCATCACCAAGTTTATTGATAATTTCTGCCTTGAGCCGCTTTTCTTCCTTCTCTTTTTCCTTGCGCTCCTCGGCTATCTTAAGAAGCCCTGAGCATAATTCTGGCAACTGGTTATCGCCAGTAAGGTCAACTTGATTACCTGCCTTAATCTTATGCAGGTCTTTTATAATATCATAATCCTGCCCATCAATTTCAGGCTCTTTGCCATCGTGAACTGACTGCCAGAACTCTTTAACCGCTTGCTCAATTTTAGCGATAGTTGGCTCATGCCTGTCATAAGGATAAAGCTCGAAACTATTGCCTCCGACAAACGCACCAATCACACCCCATTGCTGGCCGGTGCAGGCAAGCTGCGCCTGTAGCTGCAATAGATACTGGAACGGTGGCTCAGGCTGCCAGTCACGGCGGAACTGCTGGTAGTCTATATTCTTAATCTCTAAGCATCCCAAGCCTTCTCTGGCTGGCATACTGACAAAGAAATCCGGTGTTGCCCCCATGCCTTTGCAGTTATCATTGGTATAATATCCCTCTGGTTCTGATAGCGTCCAGCCTTCTTGCTCCGCAATGCCTTCTGCTATTACTCGCTCCAGTTTACGTCCCCAGAGCATACGGGGATTATCAGCGGTCTTTGCAACAACCTTGCCGGACTTCTTTGCCCACAACTCAAACTTAGTTGTGAACGGCGACAGCCCAAACAGCGCAGCTACTTCACTTGCACCAATAGATTGCTCGCGTAGCTTATGCCACGGCTCAGATAATGCTTGGCATTTAATTAGAGCCATTCCAATTCTCCTCGATTAGTTTTTCTAGTTCTTGCTCATACATTATGAATCTCTCGCCTAATTGCGCCACACATCGCTCATCACTTATAGTAAACTCATCATCAATAGTATTTTCCAATTCACCCTGAATTAAATCGAGGTCATATGCTTTCGGCCTCGTCATTCCATTAGCCTTACGCGCTTTCACATAAGCCGCCAGCACTTGTTCAATAAACGCTTTTGCATTACACATACGCTCATACAGTTCAAGGTACTGCTCACTTGATATCGGTGTGTCTGGATTAATTGTCATCCCACTCTCCTACATCTTGATAATGAGTTATATCACTAAACAAATATGGAAAATGCTTCCGCAACCACACCTGCCGTTGCCATAAATACATAAACCTGAGTTTATCTTTGCACTCATTGTTTATGGCCTCGAAATCTAAGACTGTACGTTGACGTTTCATTATTTTATCCTGTAAAGGCCGCGAGCCAGCTTAACCACCAACCCTTTCTTTTCTAATTCACCAAGCGCAGAGGGATACGCCTGTTTAGTATATCCAGTGAGTTGCTGACTTAACAAATCGCCCGTATATGATTGACCATTCTGCATTAGATTTAGTATCTTGATTTGCAACCCCTTCTTGTGTGAAGCTCCTTTGGTCGCTTTCTTCGCGCCCTCTAACGCCACCACTCGCTCAGTAAGTGCATTTATCATCTCAAATAACTCCTGTATGCCTACAATCTGTGTTTCGGCTGCCTTATACTTAAACATACTTATCTCCTTTGTTGTGGGTTATTGTATAGTCCATGCTTTACTGATAGTCAACACTTAATTTCACTTGAAGCAAATTATTTTTATGATATATATTTAACTATGGATAAATTAAAGAAATGGCTACAAAAGCAAAATATGACGCAGCGGCAATTTGCTAATCAATTGGGAGTATCTGATGCAATGCTTTCTCTGATTCTTAAAGGTGAACGCGGAATAACTCAGGATATGATGGTGGGGATATTTAAAGCAACGAAAGGGGCGATAGACCCCAATGATATATGCGGTGTAGGGAAATGAAGCCTCACATCATCTTCAAGCCTAGAGATGATGAATCGGAAGAAAAGCCTATACGAATATATTACGAGAACGGAATCAGAATAAGAGTATTTAAGTCGCGTTTTGCGGCGGGTTATCAAGTGGAGAAAACAGCGCGATGAAAGCCATCAGAGCCGCGATAAATGAATATCCATTACCAGATGGGACTACGATAGAGTGGATGGAATGTGATATGTCGGATGAGATAGCTATCTGTGTAAATCTTCCCAATGGCACTAGAGAAGCAGACAAGGTTAATATACCAATAAGCGCATGGTTGTATGGAGATGTGAATAAAGTAAAAGAATTAATTTACCCAGTTATTGACCGCCTCATGATGGAGAAAATAGCGCGATGATTAAAATAGAAAAGCAATTAAAAGACCTTTTGCCTGTCAATACGGAGCGTCAGAGATGGAGTTGTATGATATCTGATTACGGGCAGAGCTATGGCTTCTGCGTTGAAGCTAAGCGCAAATACAAGAGAAAGTTTGCGAGCCTCCAAGTTTGGGTTAGGAAATGGGATGGCAATATCATTGAAGAAATTGATGTAGGTGCGGCCAAACGTGCTTTGAAACATTTGCAAGAGTGGGCGAACCAATGATTATAGGTATTGACCCCGGACTATCCGGTGCATTGGCCTTTATAGATAAAGAGGGGCTTACTATCTTAGATATGCCTACACTCACTACAAAGAAGGGCGCAAAGAAGCGTACTAATATAGATGCTTATACTCTTGGCAGAATCATTGAAGCTGATGCACATAATTTCAAGCATTGTTATATCGAGGAGGTTCACTCGATGCCATCGCAGGGCATATCCAGCGCGTTTAACTTTGGTAAGGGCTTCGGTATGCTGATAGGAATTATCGCTGCGAACTTTATACCGATGACGCTGATTCCACCGCAACAGTGGAAGAAAGACTTGCGCGTTCCCGCTGAAAAGGATGGTGCGATTGCACGGGCATCAGAGTTATTGCCTAAGTATTCCCACCTATGGCCTTTGAAGAAGCATGACGGACGGGCTGAGGCTGCCCTATTGGCTTACTGGGGCAGCAAACAGATATAAGCGCAAACTCATCTTCAATTCCGAAGTTATTTAGATTCACTTCCTGACGACATTCAATCGGGAACATCTGTTTGTATAGCGTTCGTATCGCCAGCAGTATCATCATGTGCGCTGCCAAGTTAGCATCTGTACCAGCGCGATGCTTGACCAGCATCTCAGATAGTGCATCTAACATATCCTGATGGGCGGGAGGCAGAACTAGATTGAATCGCTCGTGGTTCATTCAAGCCCCCATGCCGCTATGCGTTTATTACCAATGTATCTCCTTAGTTCTTTGTATCCAGCTTGCCGCAAATAACGATTAATGATAGCGGCCTGTTTATCTGTCTTTTGATAAATCGGAATACTCATTGTGGTCATAACCTCGCTAGTAGTAAAGATGCCCTTTAATGTTAATGGGCGGTAAGCATCCTCTTTTATCTTCTGCACCGCCCTCTCTATATCATCACCTATAACTGTTACAGCCACACGGTCTTGTTGTTGTGCTTCCGCCAATTTACATTCGTCATCATCAAGCCACACTTGCTCGCCTTGTTTGTATAAATGAACTGCCTCCGCCCATAGTTGCTCGGTATCATTTTTAAGAGCCTCGATATTCACTGAATTACACCTTACCGGCCAATAGCGGCGGTTTCCAGTTTCATCTGAAAGCCATCCTTGTATCTGGTTAGTAGTGCCAGCCAGCACAAACATCCTTGGCCTTTCAACTAACTCTGTATCATAGGGGGGGCGGTATAAATCCTCCTGCTGCGAGATAAACATTTTAATATCTTCCTGCTTTGCTCGCTGCCAGCTTGCAAGTTCTGACATTTCAATAATCAGGCGGCCTTGTAATTTCTGATATGAATCAGGTTTATCGCTATTAAAGTTCAAGCTGGAATCAGTAAAATATGATATGCCATTAATTGTAGCCAGCGTTCTAAGTGCGCGGGATTTGCCAATACCTTGTGAGCCTTCGAGTACGAGCATTGATTCAAACTTAGTTCCGGGTACGAACACCCTAGCAACCGCTGCCACTAGCCATTTGCGGCCAACCAACATAGTGTAGTCAGATTGTTCTGCACCAAGATAATACGATAGCCATTTGTCGAGCCTTTTTGTCTTATCCCATTTTATTGATTCAAAGTAATCTCGCGGTGGATTTATTTCATTCATATACGATGCTTCTCTAAGAGCATCAGCCGCTTGTTCTTTGCTTAAATTAAACCGCCTGTTGCCACTAACAGGTAATGCTGCAAACCAATCCCTTAGTTTGTAATTATCATGAGGCTTAACTTTCCTAACTTGAAAATCATCTAGCTTTTCCCACGGAGGGCATTTGATGATAGTCATCTGGTCTGCGAATATATCATAAGCAAAACAATCCTTTAAATCTGGATGATGTAATGTTAAAAACTTTATATTTCGAGTGCTTTGAACATCTAGCCCACCTCGCAATCCAGTAATATAAGAGTTGCCTTGAATCCAGTCTAGCTCTTGCATCCAGTCATGTTCTGGACTTGGTTCAGTTATCCGTTTTATAGCCTTGTTTGGCTCGAATCCTGAGCCTTCATCGGTTTTATCTGGCGGGATAGCATGGACAGTCATAAAGATTGTCCTGCTCTATAAGTTTTTAAGGAGCTTTAGTTCAAGACCTCTCAATTCATTCCTGATGGGTTCGCTGATGCCCTTGCCGTTCTCCCATCTGCAAATAGTTTTATGGTCGCGGTTCATTATCTCAGCAAGTGCCATCTGGCTCATTTTGCCATGCTTCACCCTAAAGACATGAACAAGCGTAGGTATTGGCAGTTGCCAATCATCTTCTGTAAGCATAGTAATCCCTGTTGTTATTTAACCTTTATGGGAACTTTATACTAATAAGGGCAAATTACTATCGCTTATTTATTAATTTCCACAGCTTTTTTGATAAGCCTCAACTCCAAGCCTCTAAGCGTATCCGGCATATGCTCAGGTATCTCTGAATGTCCGTTAATCCACCGGCTTATAGTTTCCTGAGCGTAACCAAGTTCATTCGCAAGGTCGCCTTTGGTTATTTTATAGTGGCGGCAAATTGCCTCCATCATCACGGGTGTTGTTAGTTCTTGCTCGGTTATCATAACTCCTCTTTCTCCTTAATAAATAATTCTACCGCTTCCTTGCGGTTCAATGCACTGTCTTTATGCTTGTCAAAAGTCTTTAACGCTCGGTTCTCATTACACACAAGTTCAACGCACCAAACGTGCCGTGAATATCGCCGTTTATACACCTTTAGAACAAGGTGGCCTTTGCGGTGCTGTATCATCTCGCCTTCCTCGTAGTTGTATGCCATAAGTTACAGTCCTTGCATTTGTACGCATTAGTTAGTGGCTTAAACCCCTTGCGCTTTTTGCGGAGTGACTGACAGCTAATAAATAATTGCGCCGTTGCTTCGCTAACGAATTGTCGCTTGCCAGTGAAAGGGCATATTAGTTTCATGGCTCTACCTCTGGCATAAAGAAGGCTGCACCGTTGCGCTGGATGATTTTACAAAATTTATATCGCGCTCTTAGCTTGCCTTCTCCACCTAGCTTTGGTGAAAGCTCCTTTCCAACTCTCCAAAAATGGGTGTCGGTTATATGGTATATAACATCAGGAGGGTTACGGTCTGTATCTGCTCGACCACTATTTTTCGCTATAACTCGCCATAAATCCCCCACTTGCGGCTCTAGTATGTGAAGGCTGTCGGGGTGGATGTATAAAAAATTAGCGGTAAAATTTCTCCAATCAGAGCCATAATCATACAGCTTATCTCCGCTAGGCCACTGGAATTTTACCCCAAACTCCCTAGCCATCCATGCAGCTTTCAGAGCATCGTTATAATAATATCTCACTTCACCCTCACCACTTGTTCACAATAATATAATATCGCGGCCTCTGCATTATCGGTGCTGTACTTATCCGGCTCGTCACCGTGATATGTCGTCACCTCCCATGCATCAGTTCTATCAAGTGCAACGCTGCCCTTGTGTCCGTGATATGTACGGATGCGGCCTGAGTGTGCGTGGGCTTGTTGTAGCTGGCTACGATACATAAAACATCCCCCACTTACCAACACTATGCCCATACTCAAGCCGCAACTCATCAGGCTCGTAGCATAGTTCTTTGGTTATTTTGATGATACCCGTCTTGCCGCTACATAAGACAACAATAGCGGGTCTGAGTTTTTCTTCTAAAGCGTCAGCTATTTTGCCAAGCTCTTTAGGATGAACCTCTGGTTCAATTATTTGAGTGTGGTATATTATGTGCCTACGCATACTCTCTCCCCTTTATACTCAACCGATACTCACCGTCCTTCCAATGAACGTAACCCATGCGTAATAAGCTATCATGTGCGGCGCGTTCCTCGTATGTCCATAGCTTCAATACTCGCTCAGGTATGCCCATTTCGTAACGCGGCAATACACGGCGTTCATCTAGGTTGAGCGATGTTTTAGGGCGGCCTTTCATAAGCTCCCGCTCCCGCTCCAGCTCCAGCTCCCGCTCCGACTCCCGCTCCCGCTCCAGCTCCAGCTCCCGTTCCGACTCCCGTTCCCGCTCCGACTCCAGCTCCAGCTCCGACTCCCGCTCCCGCTCCGACACCAGCTCCGACTCCCGCTCCAGCTCCGACTCCAGCTCCGACTCCAGCTCCAGCTCCAGCTCCAATAATGTTTTCTGATTGCGCGGTTCATTTCAGTAACCCAAAGCTCTCGATTGCGCCGGTCTGAATATAGAAATGCTTATGCGGTAGTTTCTGCGCGTCTTTCCATGCCTTATCACTAAACGCCCCCGTTTCATAAACTATCGAGGCATCTTCTAATTTGATGCAGGTTGAGTTTACGCCTATAAGTTTGCCGGTGTAGATATACACGGCGCAAAATATGGTTACAACTTCGCCTAGTAAACTTTCAAGCCCTTCAGCTTCTTTAGTTTCAGTGATTATCTTCATTGTTTCAGTCTCCTTTAGTTGTTGTTAAAATTATAATCCCCACCCCACTAGCTCACCTATTTCAACCTCAAATACAGCGGCTAGTTTGATTAATTTATACGCGCTTATCCTGTCCTTGCCTGATTCGTATTTCTGCACCTGTTGGAATGTTATCCCTAGCAGCTTGCCAATATCAGGCTGTGTTAATCCATGCAGCTTTCGCGTGGTTGCGATGGCTTGGCCTAATTTGCGATAGTATGCGTGTTCAGTCATCACTCACCCCCAATTCAGTTAGCATGAACATAACTCTAACATCCACCGAGTATATCTCGCAGAATTGCTTAAGCCTATACGCGCTAACCCTTATACGCCCTGTTTCATAATATTGTATCATTTGCTCAGATACACCCATGAACTTAGCTACAACAGGTTGCTTAATGCCTGACTTGCGCCTGAGCATACGGATACGATTGCCAAGTAGTTTATTGAACTCACGTTCTGGCGGTGTTACTTGGGGCATCTCACAACCCCCACACTAATACATTAATCATCATCCCCAGCCCATAAGCCACGGTATAACCGCTTGCTAGTGCGAGGAGGTAGTAGGTTAAGTTGTCGGTCATTGTTTTTGCTCCAACTCTTTGGTTATTTTGAGCTGCACTTCTCTTGCCGTCCTTGATTTGTTAGGGTCAATTATCTGGCAATAGTTTATAGTTTCCTCGTATTCGCATAACTTAACCACCACCACACAATCAAAGTCCATGCCCCAGCGTAATGCTAGAAAAGAGCCGCGATTAAAATCACCATCCCTAAAAGTCATATCAGCGGGATTAGTTTCAAACCACTTTGCTGCACGTTGAGCGAATGCCAACTTTTCATTTTCGCGTTCAAGATAATATTGCTTCATCTCATTCCCCTTTCGTTTGTGTGTTTATGTGTGTGATTTAAGTGCTGGCAGCACAAAATGATTAAAGCTATACACCGCATTATTGGTCAGTTGCCTTTGCCAAGCCATAACCGAAGGCGCCCATTTAAACCCATTGCTTTTAAGGGTTGTTATTATGTTAGTGGCCGGTTTACCCTCAAAGAATAGCTGTAACCGCATTGCCTCGGTATTTTCAAGCACTCTCACGCCGTTAATAATTAAGTCTTTCGGTGTAGTTGCTTTTCGCTTCTCAATATCTGCAATGCGGTCTTTAACCTGTTTAATGCTCGCATTGTTATTTGTGAGGGTGAATGATGCAAAGCCAATACCGCCGAAACAATCAGGCTTTAATATCTCTTGCGCCTTTTCCTCAGTGCCAAGTAAAGCCGTAAGCACGACCATATCAACGGGTTGTTTACGGACAATCTTATTAACTGCCTTCATGGTTTCTTGAGCCTTTTCAAGTGCCGCAAGTTTTGCCTTTAGCTTATCAATAGCATTCTCATCATTGGAGCTAATGACTGTTGATTCTGGTTTGTTTATAGCCTTTCGCACCCTGTCAATATAGGCTAACATCTCACCTGATATTTTATGCTCTCTTTCGCTTGCCCTGCACTGCTTCTCAACAGGAAATCTTGCGGGGCCGGTTATCATACTTGAAGCACAGCGACTTTTTGCGGCAAGTGATAACAAGAACAACCTTTCAAACTTTACCAACACTTCTGGCTTGTCCGCAAATTCGGCGCATATCTCATCAAAATATTTGCATTCACTAATTGCCCGTTTCTCAGGATGAAAGCTAGTCCAGCAGTGGGCGCGTTTAGCTGCTTCGTAGTGCTTATGTTTTATATCATCACTCATTGTTTTACCCTCGTGTTAAGTTTAACCAACACTGCCAACCCGCAAGCTGGCAGGATAAGTTAAGCCCCCAGTTCAGCTAACAGTTCATCAATCTCACTTGTAGTTACAGGCACGGCCTTTTTAGCCTTAGCAACCTTATAGCCTGCATTGCGTAGCTGTTGGATAGTTGCCTTGGCATGGAAGCTAAGTATTGCAGCAACACCTTCATTCTGGCTTGCGATAACCCGCCAAGCATCTTCACCGGCTTTTGTTTCTGGCATGAACCGTGTGAACATCCCGTCAGTGATGTATGTGATATCTGTTGTCTCTATAATCATCTCATGTACTCCTGTTAGTAATTGTTAATCAACTCAATATCCAGCACAATAACATAGCGGAGTTGATACGCAAGCAAATAAATGATACGAAAGCAAAATAATGCAATAGTCGAAATATATCAATGCTTTACAGTGACAGGGGACGGAGTAAGGACGGAGTAAGTCCGTCAGTGGAAGATGCTGTATTATAAGAGGAAATTTGAGTTATCCACAGGAAAGGACGGAGTAAAAAGGCATTTTCTACTGAATTGCCCCTTTTTTGTTCTGTAGAGTACGGTTATACTCTGTCCTTCTACGTCCTACTATACTTTAGAGAGTACAGAGTATAGAAAGTAAGGGGTACAGGGTGACGGACTTCCTGACGGACAAGGACGGAGTAGTAGTGCAAAGCCAATAAATCTGCGGCTTTTGCTCTGTACTTTGAGACTTGCCATTAACCTATTTTAACGATATGATGGGGCTATGCAGTTAAATCAGGCACAAGCTGACCATATTATAAGCCTTTATTACGAAGGTGGATATGATAGTGAGGTAGAGTCCTATCTCATGACTGAAGGCTTCCCCATAGGCTATTTCACGGCAGAATATGAGAGTAACCCTAAGTTTAAGCTATTAATTGACGCTGGCAGGATACACGCCAGAGCGTTTTGGGAACGGTTACTACGCCAGAACGTGGGCAATAAGTCGTTTAATGTTCCGGCTTGGTTAAATGCGGTTAAAGGCCATAGCATGACGATATACGCTGATAAAGCTGCACCTGTTGCTCCTAGTGGCAACGTGACA